AGCAGACGAAGTACCTCTTGGCGCTGCTGCTGGGCGGTGATCTCGTCCTCCATTCGCTTGGTCTCGGTTGCGCTCTCATCGCCATAGTGGATGGATGCAAGGGTGGTAATCTTGTTGCTCATTGCCTTGTGTACTTCGTCTGCTTGGCGGCTCCTTAGTCGCTGGCTTTCGGTGTGATCTTGCTCTATAACGAGCGCAAGGGCTGCGGCTGCGAGTAACATCATCGCGGCAAGTGCCTGTAATACTTCGGGCATAGGTGCGGCAAAGTTCGCGAGCGCGAAGATCGCGAATAGCAACGTGATACGCTGGCGGTAAATGAAATTTTTGATCTTGAATTTCTGTAGCTTTTTCATGGTCTTATTTTTTGATGTGGTTAGTTATTCTACTGTTCATTTCGTGGTGTTTGAGACCTTGTTTCGTTTCATTTTCGGGCGCGGTCTCATGTCTGCCCTTGTTCACCAGCTTTCCAGCGCGTCCGTTGTTGTCCTTAAATCCAGCCCATGCAATTTCAAACTTTTTGCCGTTGTCGTCTACTATGTACGCGGTGAACTCACATTGATCGTCCTCGAAAGTTCGTTTTACTTCAATAGTCAATAGTTCATGGCTATTGCTGGCGCTGCTGCCGACATTGATAGTAATAAGTTGTTTGTTTTGCGCGCTGGCGCTGGCGCTGGGTCTGCTGCCATTGTCGCGCTCGGTGTTGGTGTAAATTGCTGATGATCTCATGCTTTCTTTGTTTTAGGTGTTTGCCTTATGGCTCTACAATTATAGGTATTATCTTTTACATACGTGTTTTGCCCTGTATTGCATAGAAAGCGTCCAGACTATCGGACAAGAGAAAGCCGACCTTGTACGGGTCGGCTCGTCTCATCTCATACGGTGGATGCGATTAGCTTACTTTAAGGCGACCAATTCACAAACTTGCGCGCTTGCTGCGTGTTGTTAACCACTTGAAGGGCTACGTTTCCGCTCATCTCTAATAAGCTATCCGCGTTTATCTTGTACCAATAACTACCGATATTATCAAACACTTTTATTGCTTGCTTTAGGTCGTTGTGGACTGCAATACGTGTGCGCTCGTCACTTTGGTCGCACCAACAACAGAATACTACATAGCTGGCTGCAAGCTGGCGCACGTTAGCCTTGCTGATTTGTATACGTCTGACCTTTCGCGCTCGTTGTGCTGGCGGTGTTTTTGTTTTAGCTTTCATAAGATTAAATTTTAGATAGATTAGATTTCGCTTGTCTCTTCATTGATCTCTTCATGTACGCATGTAACACGTCTACAGGATGCTGCTTGTAGTACGTCACGGATAGAGCAAATTGAATGTACTTGTTCATGGCGTTCAATTCGTTATCCTCATAGTATGCGTAAACGGCTGGCGCGATATTGTGCAAACATGCTTCATACCATGCAATGCAATAGGCTGAATTATCGCCTATTGCATACTCTTGGCATTGTGCCGTTGCTTGCCGATCTGCACCCATGACATAACCAGCCATGGATACAAATTTTCCGCGCTGGCTTGCCGTTAGGCTATCGCGCTCTACCGCTCTACTCAGGACTTTAAGACCTTTCATTTTAACACCAGCGACAAGATTAGGATTGCGCCCATTAGGACTATCAATAGAAGTTCCCTTCTTTGTTCGTTTTTCATCTTTCATTGTCTTTAGTTGTTAGTATTCGTGGCTTCTGCTGCTATCAGACAGTTGATACATAGACCTTCGCCATTGGCGATTTCGTCATTCGTTAGGTTGCTGAAACATCCGACACACCCGTAGGCATCTATATCATAAACGCCCCGCAACGAATTAGCCTCTGTAACATCCTGTTCTGCAAGCTGGCGCGCTGCTTCGTCTTTCATGTCTTGCGCTGCGATGCTTTCAAGGTTTGTAATGATAGCTTTAGCCTCTTTAATTGTGATATAACCCATTGCCGCGTTATCATACACAAATTCACCGTTTGCTTTGACAAGTTCGGGTCTACATGGAACAAAGATTCCAGTCGATGCGTTGTACTTGCAGAACCTCATTTGCGGATAAACTTTCGCCCAGCTTTTGTCGTTCATTGTAGCAAGTGAAAGACTGCGTACAAATGTGGAATTTCCGCCCTTGTTCACAGTATGTGGACTTTTTGCTTTGATCTTTTCGGTGTGCTTTCTATCACCCCAGCTATCACCCCAGCTATCACCCCATTGATTCCAGCGCTGGCTGTAGTCGGTTACTTCTTTGTTTCCAGCATATCGCTTTTGACCTTTGTAACTATCATTGGAATACCAATTACCAGCATCATCATACTCTGCCCTGTAAGCGTCATCATTTATGATGGTCGTGTTGCCATCAAGATCAATGAAAACCAGCTTATTACTTGAGCCGATATGCTCGGATAATAGCGATTGAAATAACTCGGTCTCAAGTAGCGCCATATTAACCCCGTTAGCCGTTAACCTTTGACAAAGTAGGTTGGTATCACTTTCGGTTTTTGTAGGCTTGTACTTGCTATGGAATGTGCCATTATGTGCCATTAGAAGCTCATCACCAACATCGAATGGATGTACGTTATCTGTAGTAACACCACCGCCCGTTGATATTCTGAAATGGAGCAAAAAATCTGTATCAGTTCCATGCTCATCAAATGACTTTGAATATACGCCCCAAAATCTTTCAAAGCTGCTAAGTTCCTTGTATATCATTAAGGTTCCCTTATCACTATATGCAAGACCAGCACCGTCACCGTTGCCGTTCCAGCAATTTTCAAGTGTTTCTTTGGTCATTTTTCCTTTTCTATTTGCGATTATTATACACATGTTATTCTGTTTTTTAGTGGTTAAATTATTATGCTTGCTTTTGTGCTTTGCGTGCCTGTATGAATTTAGTCGCTCGCCTCTTTTCTACTTCGCAGGACTTCATCCCCTTAGTCGTTAACTTGCGCGGTTTTTCACCGTCAATTTTATGCGCGAATAGACGTATCATGTCGAATTTTGCTTGTAGTTTTTCAGGTGTATCATAGATCAACCGCAAGTGTTTATGAAGGCTGCTGCTGTTGTCCATTAACATACGCTCAAGTTGAAACGCATTGCGACAGTTTTCCGTTAGCATTATTTGGCACAAACGGACGCGCCATACCTGACTAACGATATTTTTAGGAGTAGGAAACAAACGTATTTCTACCGTTCCGCGCCCTGACAATCCAACCGCAACAGAATGTGAACCCTTGTTTTTCATCTCTACGCGCTCATAAGCCTTACTGTAGTTGTTCAGTGCGCGCTTAGGATATAAGGCGTAAAGCAATGGAAAGTAGCCACAAATGTCATCATACAGTGCGTGCTGGCTTCTTTCTTTATCCATTAGGTGAATGTGACCACCGCAGCGCTCGGACTGACCAGCACCCAAAATATCCCGTACTTGTTCCAACGCTTGGATCAATTTGTTGGTTCTCATTAGTGGGAGTATCGGACTGATACACTCGAAGCCACCAGTCCCGTCAAGTGAACTATCCCCTTCTAAGATCCAACCCGTTTCATCATACAACTCTTCGCGATCTTGCTCCCTCAATACACCAGCATCTTCTTTCTCAATTTCAAAGCCACAGGTATATCGCTCATTTTCCGCCCCTTGCGCGGGGTTCCTTCGCTTGCTATGATAGCTAAATACGTGGTCGCTGCTATCAAAATATCGGTCGAGATTCCCCATACCTTCATCGAACTTCACGCGCTTAGTGCCTGTATGAACCAATATGTAGCCCATTGCTTGAGCAACATCAAGCGACCCAAAGGCAACATTTTCGTTACCGCCCTGATCTGTACCACTATACAGTTCGTTGTGCTTACAGTAAGCACCAATACTATTACCTTCATTTTTACCGTTAGTTTGTGCCGTAACAAACGGACGCAGATAGAACTTCACCGCGTACATTTCGGGTATCATACACTTGTTGTACGCATCAAAGACAACTTCGCTTTTGTGGCAATAGACTTTTTCGTAGCCCGCATGCTGGCAATCTTTGAACACTTGCACATAATCCTTTGAAATTGGATGTCTCAGGGTTCCGAGATCTGCCGAAAGCACAAGCGGATATTCGTTGTAACCCTTTGAGCGCTTCGAGATGTAACCTTTGGGAGTTCGCACTTGGTTTTTGGTAAGAATAATCTTACCGTTCGCGTCTGGCATCGTTTCCTTGCGCTTCCTTTTCAGATGTGCCATAGTTCCGAAATGCGCCTTAATTCGTTCGTTGTCCATCTTATGTAGTTTAGGTGAATAATGAATTGAACGCCCCAAATATACGGGTTTATTTCTATATGACACGTATCATAATCTTTCGTATATTTGTCGAAAGAAATCACCAGCCGTGAAAAAAGTTAGCATCATCACAAGACAGAAATCACCAAGAGCATTGGTCTTGCCCTTGTTTCCACGACTAATACGCTTACGTTTTGGGTCGGTTAGAATCTATAATACGATAAGGTACGAGTTCAACCATATAGACGCGGTGAAAGCTGCAATAGATAAATTGGCAAGTAAGCGGATATTTGAAGATAACGGAGTGCGAACTGCTGAATTTTCAGTTGCTCCAAGTGCTGACCTTATTCCTTGTTTATACAAGCCGCGCAAGTTGTCTCAGGGTCGTGGGATAAAGTTCATTGATGACGTTGCCGACCTACCAAGTGAAAGCAATCCGAACGGTTTTTTTGAGCGTACCATAAAGATCAAACGTGAATATCGCGTACATGTTATAGATGGTCGCTGCGTACATGTTGACGCAAAGAAACGTAAGAACGGCTATCAGACCAGCCGTATGAAAAACAAGGCTAACGGTTACAAGTTCTTAGAACCTAAGATCAAAATTCCTATGGATGTAGTTCTGCAAGGCGTTAACGCGGTGCGTGCTTTGGGTCTCGACTTTGGCGCTGCTGACGTTGCTTTCAATGGTACTCACGGCTACGTTTTAGAAGTGAATACTGCAATGGGTCTGCGTACTAAAACTAAGGCTATTTATGAGCGTGAATTAACCCGAATGATTAACAAAAGATTAGATCAATGAAAAGTGAAATGATAATGACCAAAAAGGAGCAAGCAATCGCGCAACAGTTCCGCGCAATGGGTCTGTACCTGATTAAGGATGTAGGTTTTTTCATGGTACTGAATTGCGAACTTGACGCAAGCACAATTCACAACGAAGTGATGTGGTCGCGTGACCTTAGAACGATAACCGATAAAATGATAACTAAAACCGAGAAATAATGAGGACGCATACACAACGCGGTTACATCAATAGGAAGGTACGTGCCGTTCTATTGTGGCACAGAAGCCTAAAATGTTGGGTGCTGACCTTTGTAGGTTCATCTACATCATACTACTCATTCGTTAGCGAACGAGCGCAAGCAGTTACCAACCTTAGAAGGGATTACGGTCTGAAATTACCGCAGTCTGGCTGGGATAGCTTGATAATGAAACACAAGGGTCTAACCACTTGGCAAGAACTTGTGGCAATAACTTGGAGTACTGGTGTAGCTTAACTACCTTCTTCGATTGAAGCAATCTTGGCTTCTTGGGCTTCTGATATGAAACCTAAGAAGCCTACTGCGTTTCGGTAGGCTACCATTGCTTGACTGACTTCCGAGCCGATTACGAAGGGCGCGCCTAACGGCTGCCAATCTTCTTTGTGTCTAAGCACTTGAACTTTCCTTTGTAGGTCGTAGCCTGACTTTCCTGTTACTACGATATAGTTATCAATCGGGCGTTGCATCGTCTAAAGATAGGTCTTTAGCCGTAAGTGGATAACTCTTAACCCATTGCTGCGTGCCATCCAGTCGGAACGCTCCAATTCTATGAAGTTCTACTGTTGATCTGTATGAATTTGCTACTCCCGATAGGCAAATAGCCTCTAATAAGCGGTTCCAACTCATTTTCCTTGCGATATTCGCGCTCTCATGTGCGTATGACTGCGTGTGCATCGGTGTAGGAGCGTTATCGCGCATTGAAAACCCGATTTTCACGGTATGTCGCTCGTTTCCGTTGTAATCATCGCTCTCTTCGGTGATATGATAACACCAATCAATGTCATTCTCTCTCCAATAATCCCTGTATTGTCCCAGCGCTAATTCGATAACGGTTCTACATGCTAAAGGCGATAACATCATGGCTCTAATCTTTCGTTGCGTGCAAATGTTACTGAACGTAAATCTCCATCCTCATCTCTCCAAAGGCGACAGATCAAATCTCCATCGCTGGTTCTACTGTCAAACTCTTCGGCACGTATTCTGATTACGTTGAACTTCTTTGATAACCGCTCAACCTCCGCGTCAACCTCTTCTCCTTGCCCTAAAACAAATAGATTACCTAATGGTGCGTCATCATCGGTCTGTGCGAGTAGTTCAATACGCCTTTTGTAGCATTTATTGCATAGATTGCCGTTGTTGACAACCTCTCCATCATTACAGTCAGCGCATAGTTTCATGTTCCATATTTTATCAAGCAAACTGCCTTTATCGGCAGTAAACATGTCTCGTTCAGCCGCAATAGATAACCCTTCTTTGAAAAGGTTTTCCTGTTCCTCAAGCCAATCCACTATCCTCTTCTTTTCTTCATTTCTGCTGCGTTCAACTCTTCGGTGTAAAAATCCAAGTTGGTCGCATTATCTACCCGATAATCATACGTTCCGCTTAGAAACGAGTGATAATCTTCAATGGCTATGCCAACATTTTCACAGAAAACCTCTTCGGTTAGTCCGTATCTCCTTATCAACATGGTTGCATTGGAAGCAATGTTCATTCTTACACGTAGTTTTCTAACTCCGCTTTCTCCTTGCGCTTCTAACGCTTCTTTTAATTCATCAGTCATTTCATTTGTTTTTAAGTGGGGAAACCTAACCCCGTTATTCAATCTTTCACCTAAAAAAAGAATGGTTTTTTAATATCATACTACTGCCATTTTACCTTGACCTCCACCGCTTAGATTGACGCGCTTGATGCCAATGGTCTTGTTTCTTATTTGGAGCGCGTGTGCCGCTATAATCTCACACATACGCTTTACTTTTTGCTCCTTACCTTCTCCATGTGCCTTGCCCAGTTCAGCGCAAGCTGCTATCAAGTTGATAACCGAAGGTTCAATCGCCTCATCGTCCGATTGCTCAAGTGTTTCACGAACCGAACACATGAAAGCATCATACGGTAGGTTCCGTTCCTCTTCTCTAAGCATTTCTGATAGCCGCGTTGTAATTTCTAAGTGTCCTATTGCCCTTATTTGGTCGTAGGTCAGGTCGGATTGTTTCAGTTTTCTGTCGCTCCTGAATGTATATGTGTAGTCAGGCGAAGTTACAGCCTCAACCTTGAGACCCCAACCCTTCGCTTGAACGTTCACAACGTTCTGCAAGAAATCAACTACTCTATTAAGCCCTTCCATAATCCTTTTTTATCAAAAACCATTCTTGGTGTCGCACTAAACAATGGAAACCCCAACTCGATAACGTAGTGCGGCTTGTGCTTGGTGATTACCAAGTCATCGGTCTGTATCAGTCCGTTGGTGTATTGCTCGTTCATATCAACTATGAATAGCGGAAAACTCATCATTTCGCTTGAGAACAGAACCGCGTGCAATACATTTTCAGTATCGTTGTCGTACACCGCGAAGGTGTAGACCTTGCCGTTTATATTCTGCTCCAAGAAGAACTTATAGGTCAGGAAAATTGACCTTGAAGTATCTTCCTTTACTCCGCGAATAGTATTTAAGCTTGTCACCTGTGAAGGGTCGCACATCTGTAAATACTCGTCCGTTTCTATCCATGAAAAGTAGGACGATGACCTTTTCCGTTGCGATTTCGTATTTTCCTTTCTGTCCATCATTTCTAATATATGTGGCATCATACTTTACGAATGAGTTACCTAAGTATTTTTTCTTGTTCATAAACACTTCAAGTAGCACTACTGCTGCATCCGTATCTATGTGGTCAAGCTTTGTGAACCCCTTGTGTGAGAAGGTAAGGTTCAAGTAATCTCCTGTCATCTCCTTTGTCTATAATCTCCGCTTTCTTCTAATGAATGGTATGGAAAGCTGCGACTATAAAAGTACAGATACGCTTCGTGCGTCTCACCACCGACATCAATATCAACAAGCTTGCGCTCGTAGAAATGTGGATGCCCCTCAAGCATATCAATCTGCTCCAATTTCCTATTCGATACTTGGTACAGTTCTCCTTTAATGGTAGAGATTTCATCATTTTCAGAGACATAGGGCAGACCATCAACGTATAAACCATATTCGTTAACGGTCTCGCCCTCTCCGAGAAACTTCGTACCAATGACGAAGTGGTGATTTCCACACCCCTTCATCAATGTTCCGTATGTAAAAACCTTCGTCATCCTACTTTGATTTCTATTGTGATACCTCCAACACCTATAAGTATATTGGATGGTCTGTCCGTTGGGACTTCAATCTTGCGAGCCTCTTCTGCTGTAAGGTATTCACCATTATCGGCTATTTCATACTTGTTAGCATCTTCTGCTGCCAACTCCCTCAAAGCCTCTTTAACAATCCTCTTGGTAGCCAAGTTAGCAAGACCCTTCTGATGCCTCGCTTCTTTTTCCTTCGTCATCTGCTCAAGCATTGTTTCGCCCTCATCTTTCTTTGACGGGTTTTCTGCAATGATTTCAGATATTGGCTTGATAGGTGTTTCCTTCTTAGCCTTATCCCTTGCTCTTTTTCGAGCCGCGCTCTCTCTCCAATACTTGCGCTGTGCTTCAACCCTATCGTGTTCAGTATCGGCTTTGCGCTCTGACCTAATCATAGCCTTATCAATGCAGTAGGTTCTCACCCTCTTGATAAGTTCGGCAGCCATGTGAATACTCGGTGGGTCATTGCATACCCACACTAATTGGCTTTTCGGCTTGTCGGTGTTTCCTTTGGAATTACCTTCTGTTCTGACAACCCCACCTTGATATAAAGGTGTCCAAACTGCTGCGTTGAGTTTGTGTTTCTTTGACAACCCTCGCTTGGTTTTAGTAACCGTAGTTGGTTGTTCCTTTTGACATACCTCGTAAACCTCTTGGAGAAATCCGAGATAGCGCAATTTCGCTTGCTCTGTAATTACTTTTGACCTCATTTTTAAGTGTTTTATAGATTTAACACCACAAATATATGTATTATTCTTTAACTACCAAACACTAACTGCAATAATTTATAGAAATCTCCTTTATCCATAGCTACGACTTCGCCTTGATTATTTCTTTTGTGAAATATCACATTAAGGTTGTCGTCATTGGGCATTTCCTTTAATAAGGAGTGGTATGATGGCGAGCGTTCAGTAGCCTTTGCTTGGATGTTGAATGGATTGGTTTTGCACAGATCAACTTTCTTGTCGTCCGTTTCTTTGGATAGATACCGTGATGTGCCGCAGTCTTTCCACTCTTCTTGATTAAGGAGTTCTCCGAGTGTCTTGAAGTCGATTACCAACCTCCGCTCGTAGTCATGTCCCTTCTGCCTTGCGCCCTTACCCCTGCTCGCCATTGACGCGATTGTTGCCCCAATTAACTGTACCATCCTTCTTTAAGGTCAGTATTACCTGACCTACGGAGTTCTCGTCCAGTATTTTCGGTTCAATTCCAAGATATAGGAAGTTGGGAGATGCCTGAAATTCAGCAATCAACTTCTCCATTAGACTGGTGCTGATACCAGACTTTCCTCTCTCGACATCGGAGTAACTACCCTGTTTTACCTGTAGCATCTCCGCTATCTCCCCCTGACTTAGACCCAGCGATGTTCTTAGCGCTCGTAGGTTCTTCCCTGTGTTGATTAGTCCCATATTGTTCTGTAAATTTTCTTCTGTTAATTTCTGATTGAAACTCGTTGTTCCTTCTCTTCTTCAATTCTTCTTCCATCTTGGCTGCTTTTTCGGCTGCCTCATCGAGCAATCTCTTGTAATCTTTCTTGACATCTTCTGATGTAGTGGTGTTATGCTTCCACGCCTCGTTTTCTTTCTGTCGAAATTCAACGATATATTCTGTGCGTTCTCTCTCATACGTTTTAAGGAACTCACATAAAACCTGTAAATCAATTCGGTTATATACCTTACCATATCCACCTGTTTTTGCTTGTTTGAAACACGCAGCCACATCCAATAGAGTTAACTGCGGAAACTCACCCATTATACCAATAGATGCGTTCAATATCTGCTTCTCGTTCATGTTGCTGGCAACATTGAATGTGTCGCACAAGTCGATAACAAGTAGTGAAACCTGCCTGATACCCTCTTCTCTATGGTCGCGTAATATCTTACGAAGGGTTGGTGGGATAGGCTCTTTACCATATTTGGACAACCTATCATGCACAATCGCCTTTGCCGTAAGGTCTACGGTAAGCGATGCCAACGCCATGCCATTTTCAGACTTGAGTGCCGCTACAATAGCGTCTTGTTTTTCAAGACCGAAGTTGCGCTGCAAGGCTACTCCGCCCTGTTCTTGTGTCTTTTGTAGTTCGCCCATTTTTTACTTCAACAAGTATGTTCACTATGTCGCTTGAGATATTCGCCAGCTTAATTCGCCTACTGTAGAAATCTCCAAGTCTATTCCAATTATTCAATATGTACTGCCATGAGATCAAAATATCCTCATTCGTTACTTCTCCTACTCCACCTTTCTTCGCTCGTATCGCTCCTTCCAAATACTTGATAATATCCTTCAACGCTTTCCCTTCTGCTCCGTTTATCTTTGGCGCTACTCCTATCCTCACATTTACGAACTCGAAATACTCATCCATACATTGTCTGTGTATGGATTTCTCCGCAAAGCTACTGTTTTCTTCTTTATTCCGCAAGGTTTCTTCTTTAAGTCTGCCTGCTTTGACCAACTGCTTGTGTATTCTCGTAAAGGTCGCAGGTGTAGTGCCTATGGTTCGGCACGCCATATTCACGCTTCTTCCGCTATCTATTGCATCGCGAACCGCATATTCCAATACGGTTAAACCATCAAGATTATCGTAGTCAATCATAGCCTCTCCCTTAGTTTATCAATCTTCCGCTTGAAGTCTACCGTTGCGCGCTCATGGTCGAGCAGACCCTTCTTAACCCTTCTAATACCAGCTTTGGTCAGTTTTATTTCGAGACTGGCTACGTCTTTACTTACCGCAACCAACTCATCAATCAGGTGTTTTAGGTCGGGTAATAATTCTCTATCTACTTTTCCTCTCAAAACAATTTGTTTTTGATGTATGGGTCAGCTTCGTACCCTTTCTTGAGTACAATCAATAATCTTGGTTCTATTCCAAGTGTGCCACAGACAGCTATCAAATGCTCTTGGCTGATGGTTGATGTTGATTTGTGTCTNGGGTCAGCATCATTCATCCATGTCTGAAATCGAGCGTAGTTAGCGCCTGACTTCTCGCATAACCTGTAGATATTCACTTGATTATTGTCAATCCTTTGAACGACAGCTTTCTTTAACTCTTTCGAGCCAACAAGCATGTCGAACGCTTTACTCATTCTTAATGTAGGTTCTAAGCGTTCGCTTACCGTTCTTATCGGGTCTCCAAATAATCTTACCGTAATCTCCGCAGTTCATCTGCTCCATCTCACCCATGAACTCCATGATACGAGACTTCACAGCGCTGGTTTTTCCTTTATGCTCTTTGGCTGCGATGTTTAGGTCGTTCAGATACAATGCAGCTTGCAGCATCTCTTCATCTGCTTCAATCTTATCATCAGTAGTTGAGCGATACTTCTTGCGAAGGAATGTCTCGTAAGCAGTATTGTAGATTGGTTCGGGTGCAAACTCATCAAGAATTGGATAGACCTCATCACTTAATGGGTCAACCCCCTTGATTGCTTCACGCCCTTTAAGAACCCTGTCCCAAATATCAGCCGTTACCTCATTGATACTATCAAACAAGGGCTTACTGAACTCAAACGGATATATTTCGGGAAACCTACCGTCAATCAGCACCGCCAATTCAGCGTACTCCAACTCCATTACTCCGAGATAGGTCTGTAATTGCTGAACGTATCGTGGAGGTATTCCGCTCTCCCACATTTGAGCGACCCAACCTATCATGGTCTTACACTCAAGGACAGATTTACCTCTCTTCGGGTCTGTAAAGAACCTATCAAGGTTTACTGAAAGTTGTGGGTACTTCGGGTTCGTGAAACGGAAGTTGGTCTTACGAGACTTACGGATAATGTTGCTGTTGTTGTAGTTCTCAACGATAGTGTTCTGACTTCCATCATAATACTGCCATAGCATTGCTACGGTATCTTCCAGCACTTTACCCATGAACGAGTGGATGTTATCTGCCCGATTAGGGTTGATAACGCCCACCTTCTCATAGTAATACTCTACGTTTGCTTTCCAATCATCAAGCCCGAAGATGTACCCTATCTCTGAACCTCCAATGTATGTGCTACGCTCTGCGTGCCATTGATCTAATGGAATATTAGTTGGGAACTTTAGCATCTGCGACCTCTTCCTTTTCGTTAACCTCTTTTACGAACGCCTCATCAATCTTCGCCCTTGCCTTTTCAGCTTTCTGCGTCAATTCGTTCGCATCATTTGGAAACTGGCTACTGAACATAGCCCAAGCACCAAGACTGAATAAGGACACAATAATATCCTCAACGATCTGCTCATTCGCATCGCGCTTGGTCATCTCCACTTCATACTCATGCTCCAATACTGGTTTGCCGTAAACCGATAACGCGAAGCTGACCTTGAACTTCTTATTCGGCTGCTTGTCGTAGTTGACCATCAACCCTGTCCCTTCTGTGAATTTCGTTCTGTCATTCAACAGGTTCTCAATTTTTGCAATAGTTAAGTTCACCATTTTAGTTTTATTTTTTTCCGATTAAATCTAATGTTTCCTGTGTGGCATCTTTCGCTTTATTGGCGCGAGTAGCCTTTCTCTCTTCTCTATTCTCGTCTTCAACGACCTCCGCTTCCTCAACGATCTCCACATTGACATCTTCAACATCTTGGATGCTGTCGTCAAGCGTTACAGCCAATCCCTGCGATTTGTCTTTGAGTTCTCCCAATTCATCGAGAGCAGCAGCCTTTTGGAACTCCGAACTAAGTGGAGCCATCTTAGCTAATCTACGAATTACAGACTTCATAGCCATTGATGCGTAGTGGTTCTTCCAAGCAGGTGAGTTCGGTGCTTTGGACATGGCTCTGACCTCTTCAACCTCCGCCTTTGACATTACATCAAACATGTGTCCACCATCCTTCATGTGTATTACTGCGTACACATGGGTCAATTCTCCCCTTTCTGTTTTGGTGGTTGGAACGTGATGCAGTTCCTCATTCAGTCCGAACTGAAATCTGAAATCATCCTGCTCATACACCGCTCTCGGTTGGAATGAATTTACCTGCCCACTACGGTAAGCCAACTGAATGTAGCCCTTGTACCCGATAATGAACTGACATTCAACGATACCTCTTCGGTTATTCTCGAAAGGTAATAGGTATGATTGACCGAGAATACCATCAGGAACAAGTCCCAACTGTGCGCTCTGAATGAGGCACGACATCAGCGATGCGTTGGTTGCTTCTAATAGTTTTGGAGTGGTGTTTATGCACGTTAGCGCCACTTTAATCATCCTTTCGGGAGTAATGAACTTCGGGAGTGCCTGTCCGATTGCGCCTTTGTTCTTTTCAAACAGCGCTTTTACTTCTCCCCTACGTTGTTTGATAACTGCAACCTTATCTTTATTATCAGCCATTGACCTTTTATTATAGATTTGACCACAAATATAATAGATTATTCCTTATGGCAAACAACAGAACATTTAATATCTTTGAAAAAAACATTCGTCATGCACATCGACTTAGGAACAAACGTAGACGCAGGTTGGACAAACTCAATCGCGTTCTCACACAACGGTACTGATTGGTCTACCATCCATAAATCAGAGATTGCTGGTATCAGTAGACAACGGATTGCCAATGTTGGTAATGTTGATAAGGGCGCACCATATCCCCACTTGGAGAAAATTCACATCACAAGGACGGACAACAGCAAGTTCAGTTTCGACATCAAGAGTATTCTCAATCAAGCGGCTTGGAGTGCTGGGGGAAACGCAGCACTTAATACGGCTGTGGACGACCTCACAACATGGATAGCGTAACCAACAAGATTTTAGGGGTGATGGTATTAGCCATTATCGTACTTGTGTTGTTGAACATCAGGCAATGCAATAAGAACGCTGATATTAAGGATGCTGAACTTGATGCTGTTTCGTTGGAGCGTATTCAACAGGCTTGGGACGAGACAGAAAGAATAAATAAGTTGTGGTCAAGCGCACAGGATAGTCTTGACTACAAGGATAGCGTGATAGCTGTCATCTCAAGACGTAGACCTAAAAGAACGCATCACTATGATACGATTTACTTTGGTATTTCTTCTATTCCTACTGACGAGCGATACTATATTCTCGCAGACAGAAGGGATTACTTGGTCTCCTTACGCGAACGAAGGTTCCCCCAGTAAGGAAGACACTATTGGCATCACTCAGTACGATTGGGAACTGCTGATCTTCGGTGCGTATTTTGCGGAAGAGTGCGAAGGAAATCTACATGATGCTGACAGTATTAACGAACTCCATGTAGATAAGATTGCTTGGTATAAAACCCAAATGGTCTTAAAAGACAGCGTAATTACCCAACGTGATGTCGTGATACTCGAACTGGAAGGTATCATTGATAGGGCGGATAAGCGCGAGAAGCGAAAGAGATTACAGAACGGTCTCAAAGACGCTGGACTTGGTACGGGTCTGGCTGCGTTAATAGGAATTATTATATGGAGAGAGGTTAGCCCCTAACCACTTGAAGTCTATCCTTGAAAGAAGCACCTGTCCAACAGGTGTCCCAATGTAACCAAGTCTTCGCATCCCTTATATCTTCAATCCTTCTGATACCGAGAGCGTAGTAACGCGCCTCATACTTCCGAACGAAGTCATAGATAACCCTATTCTCGATGCGCTCCTTTGAGCCATCATCATTCTTGTAATAGAACAATTTGTCGCTTGCTGCTCCGTGAGCGTGTAGTGATGTTGGAGACCAGTTCGGTTCTCCCTCTACTCTGCGACCCCTGTATTGGCTGCCGCTTGCGTTCCACTTCCAGTCGTTTATGGTGCAGGAAACCTTGCGTCCGAACTCTTCTTCCAAGTCAAGGAGTAGTTGCAGGTCTGCCTCAATAATCGTGTTGGACACCCACCGTATAGAGCGTGAGCCATATTCTTCGTAGATGCTTTTCGGAACATACTCTTGTACGCAAAACCTATCATTTAGCTTCATCTGCCTTGTGTGTGTATGCGTTTGATGCCCCGAAGAGACCTATCAAAGTTACCATGAATCCTCCGTACCAAGCTGGGGTCATTCGTGGGAATTGTTCAATCCAATAATGGTCGAAGCAGATACCGTTCATTTCCAGTATCATAAATATCATGGTCTGTGGGTACTGCAATAGGTAGCAACCAGTTATGATGAACATGGTCAGTAGTGTCGCGTTGGATTTGCGACCACCCTTCTTTAAGACTTCGTACATGCTCTTTCTTTGGCTCGCTTTTCATCTCGCTTGTCTCTCCATTGATTGTGCTTGACAACAGCCGTAAAGGTTATTGATATAGCGGTTACAATAAGAATGTAAATGTGAAAGAACTCGATTATCCCTGTCAGCCAAGCTACTGTCATAATACTGCCTATCAAATCTGTTGCGTACAGGATTACGTTAAGGATAGGGTTATCATGGATATGTCGGGTCAGCATACTATCAATCAGTCGTTCCATTGGTTTTGCTCATATAGTCGTGTCTCATGCTGGTTTCACACCAAAAATACGAATTAAACAAGTCGCTCTAAGAACCGCTCTATACTGTATAGGGAACGGCTCTGTCTGAATATCCTTTTGGACTGTTCGTAACACGCCTTATGAAGTGCCTCTCCTTTATCTCTCTCGAAGTTGTTAGCAAGGGTAAGCATGATGTCCGACAACTCCCCTTTGTCTTCATATAAGAAGCCAGTAACACCTTCAACTATCCACTCATTTAGTCGCCTTGATGACGCAAATTCATAGGTGGTAATTACTGGTCTTCCTGATATGATACTCTCTACTGGCACGTTCGGACATCCATCATGGTCTTTCAAATGGAATGTTGCCATGCTATCAGTCATCAACTCTGGTACAGTTTCCGATGGAACTCTACTGTGGTTCTCAAAGCAGTTATACATCTCGCTTACCCTTGAGAACTCTGCAAATGAAATAGGAAACAACTGCTCGTAGTGTTGAACATACGACCTAACCTTCAACGCCTCACCTGTGAATGGCTTTAGCGTGAATACCTCTGTCTCTGGCAGCTTACTTCCAAGTACCGCATTGGAAACACCACACCTTTTGAAGTAATGGAACATCTCTATTGATGTAGTCCATGCGTTCTTTATATGATGGAGGAACCTATAATTCACGTTCTCATTTCCTGAATAGTGTGCCAGCTTTGGATTAAAACCATCCTGTTTAAGCTGCTCATACAGTTTGATGGTGTCGTCTTCGGTCTCTCGACAACTGACAAATATCAGTTCTGGTGGGTTCTTGAAGAACTCTGGTCTTGAAATGACATCAATCGTGTCGGTTCTATATCGGGTTCTGGTCTCTTCAAGATTACCTCTCTGGGAATACCTAAAATCCTTATCGAACGATGTATCAGGCATCACCAGCCTATGTCCTAATTGGTCAAGGGCTTTGGAGAATACACGCTCGAAAGCGTTGTGCATGTGTGGGAAGAATACTCTCATAGTGATAGGTATTTGTTTGACACCACATAGGGGTTGGTCTTTTCAGCCGCGTTGGTCATTGCCCTTACGGCCATACCCCAAGCTGTTGACCGCCTGTTGTATGCGTGTTTCATACATAGATAGACCTCTTCCATCTCGTCTTGGTCATGTGTGGTGTAGAATGGGTAGTCTTCTCCAAGCAGTTCTATCTCCGCGTTCTTCAAACACATTACAGGCGAATGGAAGTACGATGCTGTTGACAGCTTGGTTAAGGGGTCGTATGTGAATATATGTTCATCGGGTTTGATAATGTACTGCGCAGACGGAACCGCCATATCCGATGGAGAGAACATGTCGGGTCTTGTTACAGGGTTTGCCACCACAGGTATTTTCTCTGGCTCATAGAACTTCTCCTTCCCACCGAAATAAGCAACAGAGAACCCTGTGTCTTTTTTGATAGTGCCATATAATCTTGGGTCGAAGCTGTGATATATGGTGTGTACCGAATTATACCAATGGGAGTGCGCTTGTGCGGCATACTTGCTGCAATAGATAGCACCATCGAAATGCTTGAGAACAGCTTTCTGTTCCTCCATTTCCCTATGTGCATCAATCACATCTATGAACACCTTATTGTTCGGACGTTTGATGGGTAGGTATTTGGCGAGCGACAAAGGCTTCACAAGAATATAGGTCTCATCATCCTTTGGGACAACTTCGGAGACCGCTATTAGTTCAGCGTCAAGTAGTTCCGCCATCTGTTTCCCTCTAAGGAAGACCGACATTGCTCCTGCTATATCATCATCGTACACAAATATCATCGCAGATTTCTTTGAAAGTTTCTATTGTAATCAGGTTCAGAAGCCGCTCCCTGTATTCTTCAAGGAAGTTGTATTCTACCTCACCAATAATGTCAAGCGGTTCACTTGTTCCGATGTCGAGAATAAGCCCAACCCCGAAGTCGGTATCAACGGTCAGGTTCATGTATCGGCTTGAGGTTTGCGACCTTCGGTAGTTGACCCATGCTTTCCATGTTGTTCCGTTCCACATTGGGAACTCTCCGTTGACCTCGTAGACCTCTCGCTGTGCAAATTCCGTAGGTGGGTTGCAGTCGTGCAGGACGATTGCCCCTCCTTTGTTGAGAACCCCCAATGAGTTATCAATATCCTTTGCAACCTGTTCGTCAATGTGTAACCCATCTATAAGTATGATGTCAAATTTATTTCTGTTGATAGCGAAAAACTCATCGCTCGTCATGCGATATTCCGCTCTCGCTTCTGGGTCTGGGTCAACCCCAATCCTTTGCTGGATTTTAATACGGTCAAAGCAATCGGGCTTATGCCTAACGCCTATCTCAAGGTAGGTTTTGTAGCCTTTGCTCTCAATCAGCCTGTTGATTATATCAAAGCGCTTCATGGATAGTTTGTTTAGTATAGCACACTTTAGCGCCCCAGTCTTCCAGTACCGAAGCAAGGTTATCAGGTAGCGAACCCTTGCCACAAATAACCCCAACGGTTTTCGGGTGTCCTTCATCTTCTCCATGACTGAACGCGATATAGTTGTCGAACTTCTTACATAGTATTCTGAACGCTGATGGTGTCGGTCTCCAATAATCGTCTGGGTAAGCGTGAATATGGAAGTTCATTACCGTTACCACTATCGCAATCCCATCGCTGGTCAGCACCCTATGTATCTCATCCATCATTTTGAATGGGTTTTCAACATGCTCAAGGGTGTCAAGTGAAATGAAATTATCCACCACTCCGTCAGCAAACGACATATTCATTACGTCCTGCATCATGTCCACTCCATTACCCATTCTCATATCAAGACCGAAGTAATGTGCATGGTCTTCAAAGAGTGGTCTGACTGACAAATCCTCCTGACCCTTCACAATAAACGACCCTATCTCATATATCGGTGCTGGTCTGAACAGGTCTGTTTTCTCTTTCGCCTCTTTCACAAGGTTGAATATCTCGTCTCTCATAGTATTTTGATTAGCTTCTTGATTACGCTCTTCGGATTAAACTCCTTCGCCATCCAGTTGATCTGCTGTTTATTTATTCCGAGCCGATGTTTGAATACATCTCTAAGGTGGGTGACTGCTTGATTGATGTTCGGCTGCGCCCACTTCTGGTCTTTACTGTATGCTCTTATCCAACCCATTCCCGACACAGGTATCATCTTGTAGTTTATCAGTCGATGATTTCCTTTTTTTAAGAAATCCATCTGACCCCCATAGCTTGTCATAATTACTGGCTTACCTCTACCTGCTGCATCGAACGCTGGTAGACCCCAACCCTCTGACTTACACATGGAGAAGAAGCAATCACCGACATTATGGAGTGCTTCCATTTCCTCTTGCCGCAACTCATCAAGAACCAACACCACCTTTGGCACATCTTCGTATGATGAAACAATATCACCGACCATCCTTCGTATCTCATTCTTCTGCCCCTCTGAAAAGTCAGAAGCAAAGGTCTTCACCAATAGAGCAACCTTATCTGTGGATTTGAACGCCTCAACGTATGACCGTATGGCATCATGTATTCCTTTCCTATTATGCCATTGCCCGATGGTGTAGAACACATAATCCTCTGGCTCAATTCCCGACACCTTACAGGTAATGGTCGGTGCTGGTTTAAGTATGTGTGGTATAACAGATATTGGTCTGGTCACTCCGCACTTTTTGAATACGCTGGCGTTCCATTCACATGGAACCACTACACGATGGACTTGGTTCATCATCTTAACCCAGTTGTCAGGAACCTTGTCGGTCTCCCATACGGTCATGCCAATAATCTTCTTCCCTCTGTTGGCGCGTGCTTTCTCTCCCCAATTAGTTGGGGTTGAGTGTACTATCACGGTATCGTAATCGAGTGGGCGATACAGGCTTTTGATGACCTTTGACCTGTCGCCCGTTTCCTGCTCTCCGAAGTTGTCGAATTTCAGAGGCTCATACATTACGGGTATTCCATAATTATGGAGACCGATTATGTAGTCTTTTCCTGCCTCTGCGTAGCCACTATTGCCCGTTGGTGATATGTATTTAACCCCTTTCAAGTTCTAACTTTCCTTCTACAACCGTTCCACCCACCGAAAGTAAGGTTAATATTCTATGTTCTACCTGTTTAACCGATATTTCTTGTAGCGCAGCACACACTTTACCACACGTACCATGAAGTTTTTTTCTATGTCCATATCCACAGTCCATGCAACTCCACCCAACTGGCATAACTCCTTTGACGCTCGTTCCGCTAAACAATCTATTCGAGTGTATCTGTGATGTGATTGCTACCGTAGGAACTCCGTACATTCCTGATAAATGAGGGAGACCACTATCATTTCCCACAACACACTTAGCCTTGAGTACCGTATCAATAACCTGATCGTGATTTTTGTTAATCATGGTTCTTGATTTGAACATGGAGTAGTCCAGTTTCTCTCCTGATTTATCCGATGGGGTTCCCATCACCACCACATCATATCCTTTATCAAGTAGTCTCTGTTCAAGCAGCGCCCAATGGTCTGTGTTCCAATTTCTACCCTTCCAATGTGTGTATGGGTTGAGGATTATGTGATTTCCAGCGCGAGATGCAGAGTAGGTGCGTCTTAATCTTGGTGGTTGGATGTGCATACCGATAGGAACCGCCTTTGCATACCATTGCTTTCGGTTGTGCATCTCGGAAAGCTGCTTGTTGTAGTTGTGGTTCAGGTCGTAAACAACCCCTTCGTAGGGAAGAAACTCGCTGTATGGGCGTATAGAAATTCCTTCTACATCCATTAACCAATGAGGCTGGTGTGTGAAATACACCACCTTCTTGTTCGGGAACTTGTGTTTAATGCTTTGTGCTACATACGCCCCACACACCGCGTCTCCTATCCCTCCTGCCGAGTTCCGTATGGCTATGTCCACTACACCACAACGTTACCAGTAACAAATCCAACCGCAGGTACACCAGTAAGGTCTACTCTTGGGTCTGCTGGTGGAGGGGAAAGTATCTCAAACCAACCGCTTTGTATCGGTATCGTTCCGTTCAACGTTGCTGAAACAACAGTAATAACGAAGTCGCTTGCGTTACCAAGAAAACCTATCGTGAAGTCTCCAACTATATCGTATGAAGATGGTATTCCTGCAAAAGAAACTTTGCTTAAAGTTCCGCTTACAGTATAGACGTTCCCTTCTGTTTCGATAGGAGCGGCTAACCAATTCCATCCAAGAATAGCTGTTGGATTGAAGCCACCTGTACCAACGCCACTTCCGCTTCCGCTTCCGCTTCCATCGGTGTCTGCTTCTGGGTGGTGAGCCTCTATCATGTCTATTACCTCATTCAGTTGTTTGAGGTTTACTGCTTCGTCAAGTTTAACTGCGTCAAGTATTCCCCCAAGTCTTAGAGGAACCGTTCGTGATGGAGTTCGTCCCATCAATACTGTTGCCAGTACAATACGTCCTTTTTTTATCAATTCTCCTAACATGGTTGTTTCTTTATTTGGTAAATTTCCTTTTTTGTGTCCACACTTCCAAAGCCCCAGTCGTTAAACCTGATGTTTGGTCTAATTTGACCTCCACTTTTATGGGTGATGGAGCGTCTATCACCAGCCGTTGCATCTGCATTGACTGGGTAAGCTGTTGTTCATTCTCTCCGACCTTTATATATGCGCCTACACCAAAGTCTGATGGGTAGTAGTAGTAAATTTCTTGTAGCCAAGCGTACCTACCTTCTTCATTGTCAACCACAAAATCAACATTACCCTCATTAACGGCTCTATAATCAAACTCTTCATACTTGTAGTCGCTTGTGTCTTCTGGCAATTCTCTTGGAGCGCCAATCAAACCATCCCTTCCTTTAACAAGCACATCTCCCTCGTCCATTGCTGGTAGGAACGCCTCAAACTCTGTTGGTTTAGGTTTCCCATCATACCACCCGACCAGAGGGCTGTCTTGCATACCCTTAAATACATCTGGCTCAAGTGCTGATAGTCTTTCAACGTCCTCAATCCTACGCTTCATATCAGCCGTAGCCCGTTGTACGAATTGCTCCTTATCTTCCTCGCTTAACACGTTATCGGAAACCCTCCTGTTAAGGTCAATAATCTTTTTATTGATGGGTTCAAGGTCAACCGTTGGGGCTTCCAGTTTCGATAGTTCTGGCGCAAGCACGTTAAGCCGCTTTCTTATGGCGGCTACCTCGATGAATAGGTTTTGTATCTGTTTATCGTACATTATGGACAAATTCCGTTAGCTGTTCCAGCAGACACACCAAGCCCACCTACTACCATAGTTACTGGCGCACCACTAAACGAGCAGTAATCACACGCGCCTATTGTTATGACAAGATTAAAAGCATACCTATCTGTTGGGTCAATGTGTGCCATTATTATCGAAGTAGAGCCTGTTGGTAGAAGAACTGTGCCGCTTAGATTTGTCATAGCCCCACCATCAACGGGTGTTACAGAGAGCGCGTAAGCATCCCAGTTGTGTATCGTGTTGTTCTCAATGACAAGGTTGTTCGTCCCGTCAATATGGAAGTCTACACTAAACACTCCTACTGGGGAAATACATATTGTGTCAGCACAGTCCGTACATGCCGTGAGTGTGGCTGGGAATACTTCGGCTGTTAGGGCTGGTGATGCTGTGATTTCGGCTGTCGTAAATTCGGTAAGCTGGTAACATCCACCTGCTGTAAGGGTTGTCTTAATGACATCGCCAACATTTAGTGTTGCTACTGGTGTTTCTGCTGTTTCTGGTTCAGCTATGAACGCATTGATAACCATAGTGTCGGTTATTTCGGCACAGTTGGTGAACAAAGCATTAAGTATATCTCCGCTTCCCGAACCACCACCTGCGTCAACCTCTGCACACGCACCGTCTAATGACACTAATGTAACTGTTGTGTCTCCACCCTCCACTGTGACGTTCAATACCTTCAAGCACCACACGCAGCCTGACAGCCCATCTGTGGCTCGGATTAAGATATCAACAAGTACGTCTTTATGGAAAGGGGAGATAACTATGATATTCGTATTCACTACATTAACCTCTACTGTTTCTTCGGCAGGGTCGCCAACCAAATTAGTGGTCATGACCATATTCCAATTACTCACATGCGGCATGGTAAATGTTACCTGTACTGCATCATCAGCAGAAGAACCCATTGGAAGGGTGGTGACACAAGCGCCACTTCCTGAACCGCTACCACTACCACTTCCTGAACCACTACCACTTCCTGAACCACTACCACTTCCTGAACCGCTACCAGTTTGTACGTTCAGTTCAGGTGGTGGGTACTCATAGTTTCTTTTGGTAGGCTTCTTCTTCGGTCTTCCTTTGCCAGAAATCTTATCGACCTCTCTCTCTATACACTTCAACTGCTCCTTTGATAGCCACCTACGGAACCTGTCGGTGTCAAGAACTCCTTGCCCTGCTGACATGAGGATGAAGTCTATCCAATCAACACAGCATGGTTGTAGATTAAGTAGGTCAAGGGCTGATAATTGCTTCGCCTGTCTTGGCAGGGCTTTGAATACCTCTTCATTTGAGTAGGCTCCTGACCCATCAGGCTTCGATGGTACTGTACCACCAGACTTCTTTGGTTGAATGTCGGTCTGAAATGTCAACTGCCCAAAGTCAGCATCTCCTTTCGGAGCGGCTGGCGATTCGGATGGTGTAGCGCCAATGTCGGGTACTGCTGGGGTTATGGGAACTTTCGGAGACATTAGCAGGTGCAGATTTGGGTAATCTTATCATAAATAAGTATCACAGCGTCCCAATCATCCTGATCTAATGCCTCTTCCAGCGCGGTAAGAAGGAAGATGAACTTCACCATGTCCATGAGTTCCTTGTTCTTACACAGGTCGTCAAGGTTACAGTTGAGTTCACATAGGATTTCGTGCATGTTATTGGCGAAGCAATCCTCAATCGAACATGAAGAAAGAACCAACTTCGTAGCGCAGTATTTACCAGAGTAATCGCCTATCTGCGCCTCTGTTATCGGTGTCCAATCGTCTGCGTTGGTGTTTGGTGTCTGCCCTTGATTGTTTGTTATCGCTCCGTAAAGCTGGTCGTTCCAGTAAACAACATCATCGTTGTCCTGATACGATGCCGACACGTTCCATGTAGGGACATTGCATAACACGACCTGATATATGCCGCCATCGGTCACATCATGGAAGAACTGTACCACTCCTGACTGTAACGCAGGTATCAACTCGTCTGCGCCAGCGATGGACGATAGCACATAAACCCCTCCCGTTTGCAGGTGTGTAATGGTTATCGTTCTGTATTTGGTGAACGCCCCCATTGAGTGACCGCTTTCGGTAAAGCCGCCTGAATTATCAATGACCGTTATCTGTTCACAGTCATCATCAATTACTACGGTGGAATTTCCTGCGTTGTCCTCAAGTAGCGTTTCGTAACCACCCTCTTCCTCATCACACTCATAGCTTATGCTGACCGCTACGGTTATCTGGCAGGTAAGTGTCTCGCCTCCTGCTCCTGCGTATGTTGCGGTGAACGTGAGGTCTCCACAAGGGGTCTCCCCACAGGTTTGGAAGTTGGTAAGGTCGTAGTCGAAGCTGACGTTAAGCATCTCGCTTCCTGCCAATACTGTTGGGTCAGAAGGTACTACCACGTATGGACACCCAGAAACCCCAGAAAGTGTAACCTCGTAACTTTGGTTGTTTATTATTGACAGGGTAAACGCTCCCGTATCGCCAGCGTTCTTATTGATTGATACCGCGAGAGGGTTTATGTCAATCGGACACTCGAACTCTGGGCAGGAATTTGTAACGTAGACTGGTATTCTTGCCTCACATATACCGTCCTCCCTTCCGAACAAACTTATCTCACAGGCGAGTAGGTCGTCTCCGCAATCTGTAAAAGTTGAAAGGTCGAATGTAACGCTGAACGCACCGCCACTACGGTCAGGAACTATGGCGCCATTATCATAGTCGGTGATGTATGGGCAGTTGTTTATATCCAGCCAATAGGTTATCTGCGTGTCGGGAATGAACGCTATTATCGCATCCCAAGTCGTTGGGTCTTGCTTGTCAATCCAAATGGCTTCGGGCATGGTCTGAAAGCACTCATGCTTCCAGTCATTCGTATCGCAGATAGTCCAAATGTAAACTGGTATGGTAATGGTGTCTTCGCACCCGTCTTCGGTGGAGGTAATGGTTACTTCTCCACAAAGTTGGATGCCCCTACAGTCGTCAGAATACCCGTTTGTATCGTAGGAAATATCAATGTCAACATATAATGGGTGTTGTGGTACTGTAACTGTACCTGCTGCGACCTGTTGGTAAGCGCAGGTCGTTGATACGCTTATATCTATATCTGCACCAGTAGAGTTATGCGAAACACGCACGATTGACGACCCTGTATTTGAGGTCGCTGATCTCTGAATTACTATGAACTCGGACTGAACTTGTAGACTACATAGTGTCTGTGACATTGCTTTGGGTATTTTGTAAAGTTATTACTTTTTGCGCTTCTTCTTTCCCTGCTTGAGTGTCAGTATCTTAACCACATCATCCAGCCCTAAAAGCTGCATCACCCTCTCGTCATTCAGGTGAGAGTATATGAGTGTTTTCGGGCTGACCCTGTAGCGGTGATACCCTGCCTCATCATCAGCAGCTACGGATTTATCATCCGAAAGAGACCTGTACTCTTGGAAGTTATTGTACCAGCTCTCACTTTCAAACGCTATCGCCTCAAACGCATTTTCCCTGTAGTAGTCTGCAAATGCTTCCATTGTTCCCTCCTTATCCTCTACATCACCCATCAAACCACTAACAACTTTATAGAGAAGGGACTTGGGATCCGCCAACTGTTGAGATGTTTTCATCATGTTCCCAATAGCTGCTTTCAGTTTGTGTATCTCATTGGAACCCCGTTGAGAATGTATCATGTAGTGCGTGAGAAGTTCAGCTTTCCTCTTGGAGCCTGTTGTTATTTTATATGTTTCATAGTCGATGGCTCCCAGACTGTCACGATAATCATTATACAGTCTGCTCATCTCATCTGTAATATCAAACATATCTCGCGTGTATGAAGACCGCGTTCCCGTAGCCTCTCTTGCGAACATCGTCTTAATAATAGGAAGGCCTTGAACCCACTCTTTTGTGGTGGTGGGGTTCTTTTCAAACACTCCTAATCCCTGCAACGCCTTGTCTCCCATATCAATAACGTTGTAGAAACCTCCACCAAGAAGCGCGTATGTTACTGCGTCAAGTCTCTTTGGAGAAACGCCACCATAGTTCTCATTGATGCCCACCCACTCCGACATCTTACCCATTTTTTTGAATATCTGTGGAGTGTCAGCATCATACCTCCTATACATACTGATGCCCTGCATGTATGTTGGTTCAACTGCTCTTCCAGTCCAGTCGTTCCAGTTGTTCATAATAGCAGTAGCCTTGGATGTCTGTGGAGCGTTGCTCTTGATGGAAGTGAATGTTCCTAAGTTCTCCTTCACAATTTCCCCTAAAAGCACATCCATCAGTCTTGGGTCATTACCTTGTGTGTAGTCAAGCCCAGCTTCGATTGTTGTTCCGAAGTCCATGCCGAAAGAGCCTTTCGGAAGCTTCGCCATTGCGTTTAGGTGTGGAATCCAAATCCTCCAATAGTGCAGCTTCTCATGTATACTGGCTCTGTCCCATTCTTTTTTGACGCGACCGTCATCATAACCCATCATGTCATCATAGAAAAGGTTATGTAATGCCCAGTTACCAGCAGACATCATGGCAATTATCCCTCCAAGCTTAGCGGTTTTAATCGCTCTTTCTTTTGTGGAAACTGTTTTAACAGTTTCGTATGTGTGTTGTAGGTTCGCGTTAATGAATGGGGTCATTACCGACATCCATTTTATCATTTGCATGCTACCTGATTGCCCGTAATCCGCCCCACCGAACCTGCTTTCTTTCAGCGCTAAGTTGTGGTCGCCCGTTTTGTTATAGGCATTGGTGTATAAAGCCAGTCGGGTTGAGGTCTCTGATATTGTTGTTACGGCTGACAAGAAATTTCCGAACGCACCAATGGTATTATTGCCAGCCTTGCTCATATACGCATTGAACCTACTGACCCTTCTATTGTACTCCCTTATCTGGTGCGCTGGTAGCCCACCCTTTATCTGTTCGTGAAGAAGAACAACGCTGTGTTCTTTCTGCTTTGGGCTATACAGATTTTCTTTTGCGGTAAGTATCTCGTTCATGGTTGACATGGCTGCCCCTGACGCATACCAGTTATCAATAACCTCTTTGGTCTTGGCGCTTTCCCTACCTGCTTGTGCCTGTATCGCCATCAGAACTCCGCGTGCCGTGTTCAATGGATTGATAATGGGGTTGTAGCCATGCTCACTATAAAATGAAGACGAAACTTGGTCGCGTGTAAAGTTTTTAATCGCAAACTCTGGGTTATACGTTATCGCTCCTTTTTGAAGTACGCGAACAGGGAGATGTAATAACTTCATGCTCCAATCGGGAGCAAGGGACATCGCATCAAATTCCTTTGAGTATTCTTCTGGTATCTGGTAGTATTCCTTCTTCCCGTCTCTCCATATCTCTACCGTATGGTCTCCTGCTCCACGAACCTTTGTCGCTCCATGACGGACATTGAACAGCGCATCGACCACCGCTCGTTTCTTATTGTTCACATCCACCTTAACGAGCATGTCGTGTGTGTGGTCGTATAGGCTGGCAACAGGACTTTCAAGTGCGCGAGAAACTGCACCTGCCTCAAACCCTTTTGTGGTCTCAAGGTTTCTTTTCTTTACGCTTGTGCCGACCTTGCCAACTCTCCTGCCTCCTATTCTGTCCCAGCTATCGAAATGTCTTTTCATTGGGAAATAGAACTCACTATCTCTTCGCATACCAGAAATCTGTTCGGTGGTAAGAATACCTCCCTCCCTTGCGTATTCCAATAGAGCATTATTGTAGTCGATTAGGTCGGTCTTTAGGTCGTTGATTATATCATTCCCGAAGTCTCTTCTGAACGCATCAAGACCATCCTCAACCTCCTTAATGTTGTTGTTGATTGCCTTATCCTTATAGGTCATTCTACGCTTGAGCGCTGGCTTCTTCTTTTTGAAGTCCAGTATGACCGCTCTCCTTTTAGCAATCTCCATCGCTCCGACACCAACTATTTTACCGTCAGCATTGGTGTGCATCTCCAACCACGCTGAAGCTTTCTGTGCTTTGGACTGTAAATCCATGAACTCCGTCTTGGCTTCTTTGGAAATCCTATGAAGGTCAACCGCACGATGGTAAGCCAGTATCAGGTCTGTTCCCTGAATACCTATCTTATCCATTGCTGGCTCAAGTATCTTGGTCAACGGCTTCACATTATGAAGAATTTGTATATGCTTCTTTCCGTACGCGTCAACGTGGGTAAGGAATGGGTTTCTATTCACCCATTGGTTGACCTTGCCAGAAATCCCCCTTGATGACAGAACATCGTAAATAGGTTGCTGCCCAGTTGGGAGATTTGGGTTCTCTCTTAGCAGGTCATCGTTTATTTTCTTTATCCAATGGTCGCTATCGAACAACGCTGAAATAGCATCGCCATCACGAAGCCACTTCATTGCTGAAAATAGTCGAGCCTTTGTCTTGTAATACGCAACACCACCGACCATATCTCTAAATCGGGTGTCTTTCTTTTTAAGTATCTCGACCTTAATCTTTGCGTCATACATTGCCCTTTCCAGTTTGGGATTTGTTTTAATCAGGTCGGTCAGGAACTCATGGAATATCGGGGCTTTGGTCTCCAAGTATTCTGGGTTTACAATAAGCCTACTGAATCCTTCTGCCAGCGCCTCTCTTAGCCCCTTCTCGTCATTAGCCTTGTGGTAATGGTCTATATCCTCTAAGAACTTAATCGCTTGTGTTCGTATTTCATTCTTATGCAGAAGGGTGTCAACTACCTTATCACCCATTGTTCTTCTGTGCTGGGCAATAGCGGTGTGGTTCCCTCTTTCGTGCGCCTCAATCACAAGCAACTCCTGTGTAGTGAAGTTCAATTCGCCAGAGCCGCTTCTTCCTCCAAACACTTTCTCAAGGTCTACCTTGTGTCCGAACTCATGGAATATGGTAGGTAGGTCGTCAATGCTTTTGAACATGAAGATGCCGTTCTCGCTGTTGTACCACCCAAGCGCTGACCTACCAGCAACCTTCTGATGACCTGCCCTTGCTTCCTTACCTCCTTTTATTCCTACATCACGGAAGAAGTCTCTGGCAATGTCTTGCAGGGTTTGTACGTTATTCAACTCACTTTTCCTCCAAACGGCTGCGTTGCCTGTGTGTCTGAAAGGAATACTTGAACCGATCACTTGATGCTCTGTTTTTCCCTGCGTATTCTTTCGCATCATAGCATCCTTTGTTCCTTTTACTTCATCAGTAAAGCGGAGCATATCGACCAGCTTCTCGTAGTGTGCGTTCTCTGACGCTATCCCATCAATCAGGCTTCTTGGTGTAAGGTTCTTTGGGTCAGCCGCAAACAGGGTTCCGCCTTTGGCTTCAAGTGCGCGCTTAGTGTATTCATCCAAGAACCTCTGGATGTCTCTGGCTTTATATGTAGCGGCTCTACCTGATGTTTCCCCAATGAGAATAGCAAGAGCATTTACCTCTGGGATTGATGGTGTTTCGCCAGCAGTTCTTGGCATTTTCAAGAACGAAGCAAGGTCTCCTGTGTAGGTAGATGCTCTGTGCTGTGAGATGAGATACATTGCCTCATTCACCATAGGAACGATGTCGAATTGTGGGTCAAGCGCTTTCATCTTATACAACGGTAAGAGCAGCTTGCTGACCTTATCCTTATTAAGACCCTTGAGTTTTCCATCAATCAGCGCTTCAACAACGCGAGCGTCAAACAACCCACCTTGTAGTACGGTTTGGAACAGAACCTTCCCTTGATCTGTAAACTGACCTTTTGCAGCATCGAAATAAACTGCCGCGTCCTTCTCAAGAATAACCTTCTCTTGGGTGAGGACATCAATCATTCTCTTAACGGCAGCTTTATCCTTAAAGAACTCGGAGAAGTTCTTGTATCGCGGCTTGCCATCTGCCCCAACTTCTGACAGAACCTCCGCCATTCTTTTCTTAACTCCATCAAACTCTTCACCAGCAACCATTCGAGAATACTCAATAGCTTTCTGTGTTGGTGACTTTACTTTCTGTGGGTCTCCATTGAATTTAGAAAGTTCAACTACGGTGTACTCCCCACCAATGTTGGACATATCAATCTTAACCAACATCGGGTTCTCCATGTGGGCAATCTCTGATGGTTTGATACCGTACTCCGATATATGCTCTTGAAGGTGCTTATTGTACGCCTCAAGGTTCCCTTCGCGTATGGCTCTTTGGAACGCTATGGTTCTTCCGTTTCCACTTTTTACCACCCCATCAATAGAAATAACAGGAACTCCAACGGACGGTTCAGCCGCATTGGTAATCATTTTGTGTGGCTTGACATTATTGGAAATGTCCCATGTATGCTTTAAGGCTTGCTTATCGTTCTTGTAATCTGTTGGATTGATGGTTTCCACTCCCTCCTGTGTCGGGTATAATGGATGAACTTCAACCCTATCTACGGAGTGTAGAATATGTGAAGGAGCAACTTCGCTTCCCTCAACAACCGCAAACCGCGCCCCTCTCTCTGAACCGTCAGGCATTGAGATTGAGGTCTCTGAACCTTTAACCACAACACCAGCGCTCTTGTCTGACTTGACCGCATCCCTGAACCCAGAAACAGCATTGAACTCTCCCTCTTTGGTTGCTCCGCGTGTCTCGGTCTCTGCTGCCTTTTTTTGCGTGTTCCTCAACTCAACCAACTCATCAATCAGAGTGTCGAGATTTTTGGTCACTTGGTCTCTTAATGTTGTTGCACGCTCGTAGTCAGTAAGAAACGACATCCTCTCTACTTGGTCGAAGAAGTTGTAGTTCTTTTCTGCTCGCTCAAGAATGTAGTTGTTCAGCTTCTCTATGGCTGCTGTCCGTTTTTCCGTAAACTCCTTTATATGCTTACTGCTTTCTGCTTGGTTTTCGGCTATTGCGTCACGAATTTCCTGCGCCTCCGCCCCTGTTCCTTCGCTGTCCTCAAGGTCTTCAAGTGCTTTGTCGTATTCTTTCCCAATAGATCTGAATACCAAATAAACAGTATTCTCCATGTCTTTTTGAGCATTGGCGAAATCCTCCATTACCGCATAGACGGGCTTCCCCCCGTAGTTGGCTGGGTCAAAGTCTTCTACAAAACCTTCACCCTTACGCTCACGAACATTCCCGTTGTATTCATCAAGGTTAATAACCTTACCACCAGCGTCTATATGCTTTTGCAGGTACGCATCGGTCACATCATTGTGATACATTCTTGATGCGTCAATCGTTCCGCTTTCGCCTATCAGAATAAACTCCCTATCAGGGTGTGGTATGATTGAGTGTGCCTTCTGGTCGTGTGTTACCAGCATTGGCTGCTTGGTGTCCGAGAACAGCACAGTAAATACCTCGCCTGAAAATGGGTCTTGGATTGTGGCGTTGTCATTGAACTCATGCACACCACCACGAACTCTTGGGGATTTAGGGTTTCCGAATGTTCTTTTTTCCTGTTGTTTAGGAACAATAACATCTTCAACTTCTTCGACAAGCTTCTTTTCAGTAAGGCTTCTTCTGCTTGGAGACCTCTTCTTAGCTGACACATACGCTTTTGTCAGAGCGGTAAGACCGCCAGCATTATCATATCCAGCCTCAACAGCATACCGCGCTGTCAATAGACCAGTCCTTGTGATTGACGCATCAGAACCGCTATTTGGTATATGCTCTGTTCCGAGCAGGTTCGGCTCAACTGCTGAAAGACTTGCTTTTACTTCTTTCCCGTTCTCAAACTCTATTGTAAATCTAACATGTCCTGTCGCTTTATCGTACTCGACATTCTTAACGTCTTTGGCGTATGGAGTGTTCCTTAATACGTTTCCGATAACAGCCTCCCTTAATCCCCTCTCATCGTGGACGGTTACTTTTTTCCCTTCATTGCTTATGAAATCTCCATATTCAATTTGGTTCTCATTTCCAGCGACCTTCCAGCTTTCCATATTGGAGAACGCTTTATTATCAGAGATGAACTTCTCTTTCAATAACCGCTCTACTTCCTTTGGGTTCCGTAGAACCTCATCATAATCCTTTATCGGTTTCGGTGCTTCTGGTTCTACTTCCTTCTTGGGTGGCTCTTCCGTAGGTGTTTCCTCAACGCTCTTCGTCTCTTCCTCTTCGGCTTTACCCAACTCTTCCTGTGCCTTTTTCAATTCTTCCTCTGCCGCACGCACCTTTTCTCCGCTCTCTGACGGTGTTGGTTTCTCTCCCGTAAGTGCTTCCTTTGTTTTTTCAGCTATGAATTTGGTCTGCGAAGGTTCTTTATGGAACAGCCAGTTCGCTACTCCTGCCGCGCTTTCAGCATCGGTTGATGATGGGGATGTACCTCTTTCTTCATAAGTGAACTGCTCGAAGAACTCCCTTGCTCCATCAGCCCCTTTCTCTCCTATAAGTTGTAGAACGTCTGCCAGTTCTGGGGAATGGGCTATCTCGTTTCTGCGCTTGAACTCTTCCCATAGCGGCTTGATGCGCTTTAGATTTCGTTCGTTGTTCGGGCTGTCATTCTGAACCACCTTCCCATCTTCCAAATACCCGACAGCGACAACCTCTCCTTTTTCATTGAACTGCGCCCAAGTGCTTCCATTCGGGTCTTGGAACGGCTCTGTCAACGCTTTAAGCGTTCTGTCCTGCTCACCTTTGACCTCTGATGGAACGTCCTTCTTTCCAGCCGCTTTCTCTGCCTCCGCTTCGTCCTGTGCTTTCTTAACACCTGCCTCCGCTTCTTTCACTTTTTTCTTTGCACCAGTAACTTTCTCTCCGTCTGGGCGCTTTTCAGAACCTCCACTTGGAGTTGCTTTCGGTCTTGATGACGAGCCTCCACTTGGCCTTGCTCCACGCGGCTTCTCTTCCTTTGGTGGCTCATCAATAAGTTCTTGAATTTCTTTATACTTGACTGGATGATCGTGTATGGCTTTCTCCCTTTTGGTTAGAGGTTTTCCATCCATTCTTTTCTGGGCAATACCCAAAATGATGTCGTCAGAAATCTCTTCATCTCTAACCCACTTGGCGTAGTCTTCATTGAGAACCAACGGCTCGTTCGGGTCTTCTGGTGGCTTCGGCTTCGGTTTGCCTTTCGCTGGTGGAAGAATGTCGGTCAATGGAACCGCCTTGCTTTTTCCTGAACCAGTAATCTCTTCGGTAACATCACCCTCTTCCCCGTCAATCTTCAATCCTCTGGCAACATCTGGGTCTAATCCCTCTTGGATTGCCTTGAGAACTTTGAGTTTTTGAGCGACTATATCTTTTCTTTTGCCGTCAGAATACACGGTCTCTGCCATGCCAGCACGTAGCGTATTGGCGTATATGATTTCTGCTGACGATGCCGACTTCGTGTTCTTTCTACTGATACGTCCGAGTATCTGCTGGAACAGGTCTCCTGCGAAGTTTGCAGTAGTTATATACATCTTTCTTGGCATACCGCCAACTTGGTCATCCAAGCTGATGCCAGTACCGCCCGACTTTGGTGTAGCAATAACCACATCGTTCTCATCGTTTTGGAACTTGTCAACCTCACCAGTCTTATCTCCCTTGCCGTAAATTTTACCGAACGAGAACCCATCTTCTTTCAGGCGACCTCCGAGTTCGTTAATCATAGAGTTGATTATAGCGTCACCCTCACGGTCTATTGGGCGCTTGTTTTCTCTCATTCGGGTGGTCTCCCCGTCAATGTATGCTTGGTTTCTTTTAACGGGATTACCGTTCATTTCAATCTCTTCGGCAAACTGTCGTAGTTCAATAGGCATGGATTTGTCATCCATGATTTTCTCCGCCATGTCAATAAACCGCTTGACATCTGGTATCTCAAGAATTATCTGCTCGAAGTCAAGTATCTCTTCCAGCTTTTCCTGCTTCCTTACAGCATCTCTCATGCGAGCCATCGCCATGTAATGCTCCGCTAAACTACCATCGTGGGTTGTCCCTTCGTTTCTCTCCCCACCACGAACCATCATTAGCGCGTTCATCAGTTCATCAACCTTCTCGCCATGCTCTGACGATAGTTGTGCCTTAATGCCCCATTGACGCTTCTCGAAATACTCCCTTTCGGTCATGCCACGAAGGACGCTTGGGTTAACGGTCTCTGCTATTACAATTACCTTCTCCCCTCTAACAAGCGCTTCTTGTATTTCTGGGTATAGCGCATCAAGTTTCAGCTTCTCATTCAGTCGGGATGTCTCGAACAACATCTGCCCCTTCATAAAACCAGCTTTCTTCCCTCCGTCTTCAATCTTGTCTAACCAGTTTCTTACGTGCGCGTCAGTTATTGCCGCGTCCTCTGTAGAAAGGAATAGGTTGTTCTCAAGGATTTCCCCGTAGAATGGGTAGTGTCGTCTAAGGAACGCGCCTTTCAATTCAGCATCGTCCCTCATTTTAAGCATGTTTTGGAACACATCCTTCCACTCGAAACCTTCCATAAGGATTGGCATGTCGAATGTCTTGCCTGTTTTTGGGTGTACCATAGGCTTCAACTTGAAACCAAGCTGCGCCATGATCTGTGCCTTTGGAATACCAAGCATCTTCTCAAAGAAGTATGTGGCTCCTGTCGGTCTGTCCATTGGGGTTGCTGTGGCAAACAAATGTTTGTCAGCCGTAATGGTCAGCGCTGTGGCAGATTTGTCTGATGTTGGGTTTTTAAGGTTGTGAGCCTCATCAAACATTACTGCACCATAGTCTTTTTGGAAATCTTCTTTCAGACCACCCTCACCTTTGATGCCATCATAGGTGGTCATCTCAATATTATCGAGATTAACCCCTGCTCTTTCCGCCTCTGGCTTAAAGGCGGTCTCTAAAATCTGCTTATTCTCGGTAATGATGAGAACAGGTTTTCCTGTCCTGTCGGCAATCTCTCTGGCGGAGGTAAGAAGTATTCTGGTCTTACCTACTCCTGTACCGTCTGCCAGTACAAATCCCTCACCTTCATTATCATAGAAGCGTGTGAGTATCTGGTTTAACGCATATAGCTGGTGTTCATCTATATCGTATTTTCCATCATTGATATGAGTTGTGGGTTCTGGGAGGTCTCCGTAATGAGTTCCGTGAAGTGGGGGTCGCCCTGTATCTCCTTCGCCCTCATCTGATGTAAGAACGGTTCGTTTGGGAGCATCTGGTTTGATTGGGTCGGCATCCACTTCTCCCCTGTCGCCATCTGTTCCAGACTGTCCCTTTCCTCCACTTCCGCCATCGGGTTCGCCAGTCGCCTTGCCACCTTCGGGTCTAACCCCTTTAGCCGCTCCGCCCGTACCAGATTGTTCTGTTGGTATTCCTCCGTATTTTCCATCTTCTATACCTTTTGTGAAATTACTTATGTCTTCTACAGAGCCAAGCATGTGTGATTGCTCTGGTGCTTCTATCCTGTACTCGCCAGCGATAAGGGGCGATGTATCGAACTCCCCTATAGCCTCTTCTTTTCGCTGGTTTATTAAATATGGTTCTGCTCGCAAACCATCATATCCATCCACGAAGCCAAGTTTCTCTGTTGGGTGTGTATATACAACGCCTTTAGCTTTACTTCCGATATGTCTCTTACCGTGTACGTTTGGTGTTAGACCAGACGCTACTGACGCAACATACTCTGCGTATTGCTCTTTACTACCCACCATCTCCGCTTGCTCTGACATGGCATCGTAAAGGTCACTAACCTTTTTCTGAAACCGTTGGTCAGCAAGAAGTTCTTTCTTGTCTTTCAACATCTTCCCTATCAGCGCACGGACTTTCGCTTTCTTGATCTCTTCTGGCGTTTTACCACTACTGGTTTCCATCGCCTCAATCGTGCCTTTCTTTGTTGTCTCAAGACCAAATTCTGCAAGGTCTTCGTCAGTCAACTCGTCCAGCAACTCATCTATAAGGCTTTTCGGCTTTTCCTCTGCCGCTTCAACCTCTTCCGTCTCTGGTGTTTTCTCTTCAACCTTCTCGCTTTCAAACTCCTTCTCAAGTTCCTCTGCTAACTCTGGTTCTTCCTTTAAGAACTCATCAATCTCCGCTTCCGCTTCCGCTTCCGCTTCTTGCTTCTTTACCTCCGCTTTCTGCTCGGCTTCGACTTCGGCTTCCCGTTGTTTCTCAACAGTCGTCAGTTTTGTTCTTGAGACCTCATGTTCACCCTCATGCTCAACAATATATCTTTCGCCCTCATGTTCCTCAACAGTTGAGAATTTCACTCCCTTCGCTGGTGGTTGTCTATTGAACAACTCCATTTGGTACAGCACATCGTCATTACGCAAAGAAACTTTCTTGCCTACTGGCTTTCCTTTGGCATCAAGCTTCTGCGCACCAATGGATGTGACCTTTCCTTTTTCGTTTTTTCTTACCTCCTTGACCTCATAGACCTCTTTGCCTTTTGTGATGCGCTTCCCATCGGCACTCAACTCTGACGGCTGCTTTCTTTTGGTTCGTACTGGCTGCTCCATCAACGGGTCAGCCAAAGTAAATCCCTTTTCTCCCAGCTTGTCGGTGTCTTCTATTCTCCGCTCACTCCCCAATGGTTTGATGTTGTGGTCTTCAAGTCGGTCTTTGGGTTGCGATGGGGCTACATCATACACTTTACCGTCTGCTGTTTCAATAGCATACCTACCGCCCTCACCTTTAATAAGCCGCCCTTTTGTCCCTTCTTTCTCTACAACCGCTCCTTGCTCAACCGCTCCTTCTAAGGTTTCCCTGACATCAACACCACCTTCCTCGCTTCTGCTTACTGGCTTACTGTCGGCTTCCTTGCCTGACCCACTACGGAACGTGTACTCTCCGCCCTTTTCTTTTACAAGTTTCCCTCTTCGGTACGAGCCATCTTCTTCGGTACGATATACCTGTGCGCCATCAGCATCCTTGAAGGTTGTGTTCCTGCTCTCGCTTTCTGCGTACTCACCGAACGGCTTTTCTGTTCTGTTAATCCGTCTAAGCGAGTTAATAACCGCGTTGTCGCCAGTTATATTTTCCGCGCTTACGTCACTTTCTCCACGAAGTATCTTGTCACGGTTACTGCTTTTGTTGAGGTATTCCAGCGCGGTTTTCTCATTAACCTCTTTCCCATCAATCTTGTAGGTTGGTTTCAGTTGGAAGGTCTCACCTTCTTTATCAACATACTCCTGCACCCGTTGGTCAATTTCGGCTGGGTCAGTAACCACATCACGAACCCCAATGCGCTCAACTGGTCGCTCATAGAATAGTCTGTCAGCGCTGGCTCGCCAGTTATTGTACTGGTCTTGGATGTCTTCTACATTCTTAGCGATCTCACGTATGCGCTTATCCACCTTCATCCCATCAATCTCCGCTTGCTTCTTGATTTTTTTAACCTCAAGGTCTTTGATAGCAATGGCACTTGCATCATATTGACTGGGTTCTTCCCCAGCCTTTTCCACTTGTTCCTTATGGAATTTGATCTCGTATTCTATCTGACCAAGTTCCTTTTGCTTCGCACGATACTTCTCTCCGTTTCTACCTATGGCTGTGTGTATCATAAACTCGTTCTCAAGTTCACGCAGCTTATCAATAGATGGTACAGCTTTTTGTTTGTGTGCCGCCTCAACAATTTCTTTCAGGCGCGCTTTTGCTTTCCTCCCCTTGATAGGAACCCCATTATGGTCTTTAACAACAATAGAACCCTTCTTTATCTGACCGTAAAGTTCCGCAGCAGTTTCGGTTGCGGTCTTTCCTCTGAACGCCAACTCATAGATGTCGTCAGAGATGTTATGTTTTTTCGCAAGGTCGAAGTCAGGGTTTTCCTTGACCATATCTGCATCACTCAACTCGTCTGTAATGCTCTTTTTAGGTTCAGAGTAAACAAGGTGTCCGTCTTCGTTGATAATGAGTTTGTTCTTTTCATCCTTCGTGACCTCTCGCGTCATTCCAACATCACCGTCAGCCACCTTGTAGCGCTGGTTCTTTGAAAAATATGGAACACCAGTAGCGTCTGCGCTTCTTCCCACCTCGGAAATAAGGGACATGTTTCTTCTGATCGTCAGGGGGAGCGAGTTGTTCCAATGGTACATCTCGTCAGCCATATCCTTGTACCCCTTTTTCTCAAGTTCGCGTGCGAGTTGACGTATCTCCATACGCTCCTTATCCAACCACTTAACTTTGCCCTCATCTATTCGGGGATTGATATGGTCTCTGACATCAGCCTTCAAATTTCCGTGCGCAAGCCCGAAGAAGGAGTTTACCGTCATCTCAATCAACTTATGCTTGGCAAAATCCGAGAGTTCAATCATCTCCCCTCTGTTATTGCGAAGTTGGAGTGCTTCAATGAACCGCTCTCCGTCACCACCTTCAATTATATTGTGGGCAAGTGCGCCAGTAAGTTTCGAGAACTCCATTGCTGATGTCATGGTAACTCCTGTGGTCGCCATTGCCAGAAACTTATTCCCTATGGCTGATATGATACCACCATACTTACCTCCGAATGTCCTTCCGTGCATGAACTCGGTAGCCATTCCTGCTGCGCCAAAACCAGCACCAGCACCTATCTCACCACCTGCTGCTTGAAATACAGCCTCTTCAAGTAGAATATTCCCTAACACTCCCCATCTACGGGTGGATGGAACTTTACTCCGCCTCATAGCTTGGAACATCATTTGAGCGTTCTTACCTCCGAACTTCATTATTGTTCCTCTGGCTACATATAAGGTTGGCAAGAACCCTCCAAGACCACCAGAAAAGTCAGCAAACAGTTCGCCTGTAACTGGGCTTCTTCCTGTTTTATCCATCAGGTCTTCCAAAGTCTTATTGGAATACATGCCTGTTTGTTTCATTACATCATAGATGCCGTTGTGGTATAGGCTGGAAAAAGCGTTCATTCTCGCGTCTTCCTCCGTCTTGATACCTATACCCATATTCTTAGGAGCAACAGCACCCATGTTCCCTTCAAGGGCTTTCTCCATAAATCGCTTTGGGATGGATGTGTTTTTTGTTTCAGCAAAAGAGTTGTTCGTTAAGAACACCCTACTCATATCACGCATATTATCGAACGCAGTTTCAAACCTCATCTTTGCTTCCAAGAATTGCTCGGTAGCACTTGAGTTCGGTAGAAAGTCTGGGGTAAGACGCTCCACTCCTAAAGCAAACATGTTGTATGTGTCCCTTAAAGCGTGGTTATCACCTGAACCAATATAAACCTCTGGGTACACTCCATCTGCGTCCATTCCGAATAGACTGTAAAGCCGCTCGTATGTCTCTTGCGCCCTCCTTCTATTAGCTGCTAAATTCTCTAAAGTTCGAGACTGTTGGTTTGAAATTTCTGGTTGCTCCTTTGCGTCCTTCTCTTCTCTTTTATACGAGTAACCTGCTCCAACAGCAACCCTCTTGAATTGATAAGCTGCCTCATGCAACTCCGCCATTGCCGCCTCATAAACCCCGAACATTGCCAGTTTGGTTGTATAGTCCGTTGGGTTGTATAATGGAGACCATTCAGGACTAATGCTCTGTGCTTTATCAAGGGTGCGCGTTGACCATTTTTGAGATAGGTCGCTGTCAGGTCTTAGGCTGCCATCGGCTTTCAATTCTGACTTCTCAATTACTTCAACCTCTTTCTTTAATACCTCCGCAATGGAGCGTTCTGCTGGCGTAAGGAAGAACATACCAAGCTGTGAAAGCGGTTTATATCTATGGAACTGCTCGGTCTCTGGTGTGATACCTTCTTTAAGGTTGGTCTCTGGGGTTTCTTCTTCCCCCTCTTTCTTTGGTTTTTGGCTGCCAGACATCTCTTCTTGAAACGTCTTTGATTTATTTATCCCAGCAAGATTGTTCAGGGAGTTGCGTAGTCTGAAAGCTTCTCGGTCTTTCGCCACCTTCTTGGCAGCGCGCTCTATCTTCTCGGCTTCCGTTGGCTCTCTAAGTGTAAGGTTTAATTCCTTCCATGTTGGTAGTGGATATGGGCTATCAGCAGGATATATGTCATCATCGAACGCTCCCCTGCTCTGTGCTTCCAGTAGGGTAAGTTCAAGGCTCTGTTCCACATCTATCCCATAAGCATCGGGGTCAAAGCCGAATGTCTGATAGTGTTCTTCTTTCCACCTTGTAGGGTGTGCTTCTCCTTTCAGGTAGCCACCTGTCTCTGGGTCAACTGATGCCCAATGTCTTTTCCCTTTCCAGTCTCCTTTCGCAAAACCCTCTGCCTCTTCCCTTGTGTCGAAAAAGAATATCTCGCCTCTTTTGTGTGCTTCTTTTAGCGCGTCCCATTTATCATACCCATTTTCTTCCGTCATCTCCATCCAGCCACTTGGGTCGGATGTGATATTATTTGGGTCTATAGGGAATAGGGTTGGGTACGCAACATTCTTTCCATCTACGGTTGCCGATGCCATTAGGTGAGAAGATGCCTCTCCGTCAGTTGGCTTCCATCCTTCTATTAGTTTATTGTTTCTACTGGTAGGTCGTAGTGCGCGAGCGGAACTCGCCTTGCCCTCGTCAACGTCAGTTTTCTCTGGGACAATACCAGCTTTCCACGCGGCTACATAATCATAGTCAGCGTCCATTGGGTCTGGGTCAACCCTATGTTTGAGCGCGATTTCGTGTCTCCACGCCAGCACATCTTGGTCGGTGTTCCACCACGTATAGAACTCCCCTGCCTCTGTTGGTAAAAGCCGCTCTGACCTTTCGACTGGTTTCCTGTATTCCGACAGGTCTCCTGCCCCTTTCGTATTTTCAAAAAGTTCCCCTGCCGCTTTAGTCCCAAACTCCTTCTTATTCTTGGCAGCCTCCCTTCTCTGTGTTGGGGTTAGCTTGTATGGAACCCCCTCAACTGGTTCTGGTGGTGGGGCAACGTAATCGAACGCCTTTGCCCATTCATTGAACTCTGGCAAGGTTCCCCCACGCTTATCATTAAGGAAATCGTAAATCTTCTTTTTACCACCCTCTTGTTTAAGGGTGACACCGAATTTATTTGGTGATGCATTTCTTCCTAAGTGGCTTTGAAGTTCCTTGAGTATAGAGAATTTCGTAAATTTCTCTGGCTCAACTGGTGGGTCTTGCTCCTTTCCGCCAGCTTTAGGCGTAGGCGCTTCTATAACAGCCATGCTTTCCGCGCCACCTGCCTTTGGTTTCCCTGTGGCGGTAGAGGTTACATCATCAGGCGCGGTCTGTAAAGGAATTGCCATTGGCGAAAGTTACGAATTACTACCGTTCCCACTTAGGGTTGCGTTTAAGAAGTCTTCCCTACTTTCCCCCACCGCCAGTCTCATCAAAGACCACTCCGCCCTCGCCAGCTTTGGGTCGTTTCCTAAAGAGTTTTTTGTGGTAGCTGTCGTCAATCTGATTATCAAGTTCTGCTACAACTGCTGGGTTGTGCATGTCTCTGAGGAAGCGAACGGTAAAGCCGTTATCGTCTACGCCTGTAATCATCTCGTTGTCTGACAGCACTTGAAACTTCAGTAGGGCTTCTGCAAACTGGTCGTCTCCGAAGTCGATGTCTTGTATTTTAGTGCCATCCTTTCTTTCTTCCCGTACTCTCGCAAGGTCTTTGGCGAAGGCAGCAGCTTTTTCAGCAGCTAACCCGAACCTGTACTCGGAAACAGCCACCATTCTCATATCGCTATCGTTCGTTGTTCCGACCTGCGCAACACTAAGAAGGTTTTTGCCGACCTTTCCATCTTTAACCTTGACAAAGCCGATGTTTGAACCCATGTGCTTCCCTTCCATTGACGCTCCCATAGGAACCGCGTCTCTGTCTATTCCATCGAAATCGTCTCTGTTTATGTCGCTGTCCATCAGCTTTCCTATTTCCTCGCCTGTGAACGTGCGCCATTCTTTGTCCGTTGCTCCCAGTCCGATGTCAAGCTGCATCCCTCCGAGATCATCTACTTCAAGCGAGAATATCTGCGCCACCGTTCCGTCAGGGAATGTGATGTCGTTGTTCTCATCCAACAGCCCAGACCTCAAATTACTCTCGTTTCCAGCGTATTTGACCAGATCGGTTATCTGCTGTTTGCTCTCATAGATGGAGCGATAGAGAGTTGGGGTGTCCTTGCCGCCTCCACCACCATCACCTCCATCAGAAACCTGTGTCCAAGTAATTCCGAGATTGGCTTTGTAGAAGTTCGCGATGTCTTTCTCTACTTGTTCTCTAACATAAGCAGGTTTTTTACCTGCATACACACCACCATGACCTGTTAGTTCGGCTTTGTTGTTTTGCATGAAAGTGTCAACCAACCACTTCCTTTTGGGTGGCGTTAGGTATGAACTCGTTGTTTTTGCCAGTAGTTTTTTGTCCACCCCATCTAAAGTTTCAATACCAAGCTTGGTAGCAATGTCCTTATCGACATACTGCTTCATGTGGTCAGCATACAGCGTTGGTAATTTAGCACCATATCCGAAGCGCTGGAACATCTTTTGCTTCTCATCGTGAGATGCTGCTATAAATTCATCAATATTATTATAGAAGTCCCAGACCATATCCATAGTAGCTTGGGGCTTGAAAGAGCCAGCAGGTAGGTCTTCTATTTTCTGCACCCTTTCTGCTACTTCATCGATGAGGGCTGCGTCTGCTTTAAGCGCTCTGCCGCACTCTTCTATCTCAAACTTTGCTGATGCGCCATCTCCACCGTGTCGCATATAAATTTCCTTGTACTTCTCGTAGTACGCTTGGTTAATATCTCCCTCATACGCTCCATGAGTTTCCTCCCAAGCTGCATCAGGAAACGGTGTTTTTTCAGGCGGCTCCTGTACTTTCTTCTGCCTGTAATATGCTTCTTTGGCTGCGTCTGTGAGAACCTTTTTTCTGGCGTGGAGCATCCCAATGGGAGCAAGATAACCGCTTTCAACAAATATTGGTTGGGTTCCTATCATGGAGCCTTGAACGTGAGATACCACAGGGTTCTCCATGTAGTGTGGGTAGTATTGCTCAAGTGACAAATGACCCCTGTTTGCGTCTTCATACTTCGCTGGATTACCAAGCATATCAGGGTTTCCCATGTCGCCAGAGATACCACCTAAATCACCCATCTGTCCGAAGATGTCAGCTATACTGCCACCACCATCAGGGGTTCCTGTGTGTGGTGTTTTCCCAAGTAGTCTGGCTACTGCTGATTTTCCTGCTGCTGACCCTCTGGCTTTTGCCGCAGCCATACCAGAAGAGGGCGTTTTCGGATGCCTTATCGCTCCCATCTGTCCGAAGAAGCTTGCGGTAGGGTTGCTTGGTGGCGCGGAAGATGTGGGATTATTGGACTGGCTGATATAGTTATTGGGGTTGCCAGCGTTAGGCGGATTAACTCCCCTCCGTCCTCTGCTTCGCGCTTGTTTTTTTTTATTCCTTTTCTTGGCCATTATGCTGCGTTCATCGTGTTCGCCAAGCCAGCTTGCATGTTCGCTCTACCAGCACTCTTCATTTTCTTGGCATCAGCCATCTTTTGAGAATACTTCCAGCTTTTCAACTCAAGCTTTCTTTGAGACATCTCTTTTGATGTTGCGTCAGCCAACGCTGTGTATTTGTCTCGATTAGCCATAACGCCCGACATGAGCGCATTTCTCTGTTCCCCAGATACTCTTGAGGATAATGCCATTGCCTGTAAAGCTGAACCGCCTGTGCCAGCCATCCGTGCTACTGCTGCCTCTCTCCCCCTTTGCCCTTGCATCAAGGTGTTCACTTCATTCTGAAACAGGCTCCCTGTGGCTGCGCCACGTTCCATCCTTTGATAGTTCGAGTGCGCCTGTGCGCGTGAGGGGTCAATAAGTTCTGGGAATAGTGCTTCTGCTTTCTTTTCCTTCCTTCTGCCAATGCTCTCCATCCCCACACCCTGTATCATCTGAACCACACCTGCGGCTCCCTGCTTGTGGGCTGCGTGCCTTTCTCTGGTCAGGCTTTCAATCTTGTCTCCGCCCTCTTTGGCTTTGTTCACCATTCCACCCAACATGCCACTTTGTCCAGCAGCACCAAGCGCAGCCATCCAACTAAGGGTTATATTTCCTAAATCCGTGTCTGGGGCAAAGAACCACACTACCAGAATGATAGCGTAAAGACATATAATAAGGGGGGTGGATAAATTCTTCATCGTTTCAAAGTTACTATTTCATTGGCGCAAATTGAACTGCCATCATTTTAAGAACGAACGCTTCGCCCTTGTGTTTAACTCCAACCACAACGCTTCGCCCTTGAAATCTATCGTGTGGCGCAGCAGATTTTCTTGGTATATGCTGTTCCCATCCGTTGTAGTTTTTAAGGTAGAACTGTCCGAAGTTGGCGGTACTCATTTCTGCCTGTATCGGGTCTGCTACAAAATTTCTAAAATCAACAGATGTCGGCTTTTCGTCAGACGCAATCCGCACTCTCTTAAATTCTCCCTCACCGATACCTGCTGGGGCGAACACTTCCGACAACTCATACTCAATTTCCTCACCATTTATGATGTAGCCTTTGTTCAGTTCGTATGTCAATCCATCTCTACAAGCAAAGGTTCTCCCATTGAATGAGATGTACTTATCAAAGATGTAGTCGTACTTCCCATTCCAATGTTCCTTGAGTGGGTTGTAAACAAGTGTGTTCGCAAAGCAAGGGTCTTCGGCAGCCTCAAATTGCCAGAGACCAGTTTCAACATGTAAGGAAAAGCATTTTGTATCTCCATCTTCGATTGGGTACTCGACTATTTGAGCGAACACCAGTTGCTCAATTATTATGGTTTGGCCGCTATTGTTGGTAACACAAAGTCTGTCTGTTGCTGTTGGCATAACGGCTGGTAAGCGAAGTCTTCCGTCTGAATTTTCCCCAAGACCAGTAACCCTGATGTCGTGAACGTATGGAGCGCTCACGAAATCTTCCATCGGGTCATAAAACTTTTTCACAAGAATTATGTCAACACATTTCCTTGATATATCTACCCAGTATTCGTTATGAAGCGTGTCGTAATTTCCACACAACTTATTCTCATGACCCACCCCAAGTTTACTAATAACTTCGCTTCGTACTGTTGGGTAATATGCTTTCCTTCCAATATCAACTATCTCATTACCAAGTAGTTGGTATGCTGAATTGAAGTTTGTCCAGTAAAGAACATTGTTCCATTCTGCATAAGACCTCCATGTTTCATCGTTCATTCCTATCACTCTTGAGAGCCAGTATTCCAACTGAACAAACTGATTGTCTCCACTCCCCATCAGCGCAATCTCTGTGGCGTTAATGTCTGATAGTATTTTCTTACCTGTTAACACCATCGCAATACCGCTATCGGTAATCGCGTAAAGATTATGCCCCTTGTCTGACAGGGAACTAAATGCGCGCTTGATTCCTCCCTGCGCGTCATCAAGGTCATAGTGGTTGAGTTCTGGGAACGTCCGTAAACTTGGGGTGTCCTGTGCTGCAATGTTTCTTTCGGGTGTCCAAATGTGTCTGGTACAGAAATCTGTTTCCTCAACAAACCCTACTATCGGCTTGGTGGTGTACTTGATGTGGTCAGGCTCTCTTGAGTAGTCAGCATTAGCCAGCTTGTTGTATCTAAAGCCTCCCCACGCCCAAGTAAGGTTTTCTGAATTTGGATAATCGTCACGGTAGATTGTGGAAATCCAGTAGTCTCCATCACAGTAGTCGTCATTCGGGTCGTCACAATCGAACTTACATGGTCGCACGATATAGTGTGTCGCTGGGAAATACCCATTCAGCCCAGACGGAACAAACTCATCGGTTATCCGTTCCTCATAACAGTACCATGTGTGCGAGCGTGTCTGTGATGGGTACATAATAACCATCTGCCTGATATAGTTGAGGTCAACAGTATTACATTGCTGGGTAATAGCCATTGTTTGGTTTGATGGAACATAATACCTATTGTTAATTGTAAAGTCGTAATAAGGGAACCCTAAGTTCAGTCTGAACTCTTCGTTTTTTGCTACGCCAGAAGTACATTGGCAGGTACTATTTCTATCAATAGGAGCAAACAAATCTTCTCCGCCAACGACATCTCCACCCCAAAATTTGATTGGTAGTCGGTTGTCGTACTTCACCATTATCTTCTTAGCGAAAGGAACTACCACAGTTGTGTCGTCAAATATCAGGGTAGTTTCCCGTTCATCAGATGTGGATGTGTGTGTGTAAACCCCATAGACCTCAAATCCATTTGCATCAAGAAAAAATCCATTTGCCAGTATATCCGCGTGAACAGCGTCAATAAACACCTGTGTCTGATAGGTTACATTGAGCCACCTGTCATACTCTTCTTGGTCGTTCTCAATCCAAACGTAAGCAAGGTCGCCAGCAAAGGGTGATAAAGGGTCAAGTGCTGGGCAGCAATCTTCCCATCTCTCATCAACCAGCTTGTATTGGTTGCCGTAGTTCCCATTACCTACACCAATGATAGCTTCTATTTTTTGGTAATGTCCTGTGCCAATAAACTGCTTAGTGGTCTGTCCTTGCGGTATCTGAACATCATCACGAATAATTTGAACTATATAGAATGGCTCATGGAACTTTCTTAGGCGTGGGTGATTGAACCGCTTATTACAGTCGTCAAACGCAATATTTGATGTCCTATATACATTTTCCCCAAGTGTTAGTTCAAACTTAGGACTAAGCCTGTCTCCATCGGTCACAAATGTAATTCCTGCGAGACCGAATGTTTTAAGTTCTCCATTGGCATCTGTGGCGCGCCCTTCCGTTCCTTGTTGAGTAGCCCACCCCATACTTTCTGTGGTAGCATCATTTCTCCAACTACCGAACTGAACATGACCATTATCTCCAATTTGAGAAGGGGTGTCTTTAATGTTGATGCTTCCATCTTCATATTGTAATCTGGCATAGGATATAAGGTCAACTGTATGGTCAACCTGTGTGTCATCAAACCTACCATGATACATTTCAGAGAAGAAGCCCATTGGTGAGATCAACTGTACCTTATAGTTGCTCGGAGTAGCTTGCATCAACTGTACCTCTTGGGGATTTACCCCGATTGCGTTCTCAATATCAGATGAATAGAACCATAACCTATGTTTGTCTTTGGTCGCTTTTGTGTCGTTGTTGTTGCTTGTCTGGTTGGGATTAACAGCAGGGTTGAGTTTATACATCCCAATACCTTCCGCCACAACCCTACCTGCTGCTTTAGTTCTTACAATAGAAAAACCTTTAGCCCATGTTGGGTATGTCTCAAGACCTGCAAACCCCATTCCCATAGAGTACCAGTCTGGCGAGAACCCCTGTGGGTTGTAATCAACGAACTTATCCATTGTCCATGATGCTGGTTGACACTCCCACCCTACCCTTACATTAGGGACATAATTATGTCCATTAACATTTGGGTCGGTGTAGCTGGTTGGGTGAAATGGCGTGTATGGCGCGTCATAAGACAGCGACATAAAGAATGGTGGAGCCGCAGTAAGCACACAGCTAACAGGTGAACAACCGAATGATGATGGGTTGTGGTTAACTCCGTGCGCTGGCCACGGGTCAGCACACCACGGGACATAGAGTGGTATTCCAAAGGAGCAGGTTGGACAGAAGGTTGGGTTACATAGCTTATGTACCGTTCCATCAAGGTCTGGCTGACATCCGTATATGTTGATAAACGAACACGCATCGGTCTTCTCTATCGGGTCGTGGAGGTCGAATATCTCCCACACCCCGTTAGTTGGAAGGTCTCCCATCATGGACTTCACCAAAGGACGCTGTGACGAACTGAATGTGTGTGAGTTTCCTACACCTATCTCTTCCCTTCTGTGTGGGAACTTGTAGTTGTCAAAGTTTTCGACCTCATCAACGAATGAGTAATTTCCTTGACCATCATATAGAATGACACCGAAACCATAATACTCATTATTCTTGTATGACTTATGATACGCGCTGTCGTATGGGTCAGCGTGACCGCTCTTTCCCAAATACTTCTGTACTGGGAACATCTCTACGCCATTAAGCTGCTTGTACGTTACCTGCGCGTCCAAGTCCCTTGAGGCGTACTTGATGTTCATAAGGTTCAGTCGCCTCCCAAAATACCGAATGGCTTTTGCGGCTTGAATTGCCGACAACCTCATAACGTCTTCCTCAACCAGAATTTCCTCTTCTGGCTCCGCTCCGTAATCAACGATGTTCACTACAGACCTTTCTCCGTGCGCTATTTCCCACACGCCTATAATCTCACCATTAGGAGTAAAACCCAACCCTTCTCCGTTGTTGTATGGAATACGCTTTACTTCAATGTAATCGTAGTTGAGTGGGTTGTTAATACGTGTTCGTAAATGAATACCATAACCTGTATCTTCCGCAGCTTCCCCACCGAACGTCTTGCTGTACGGGTAGGGCGTGCTTGCGCTGTCGAACTGTTGTGGTACAGGTATCATTACTGTAGGTGGACTGAACGAACTTCTATTTCCGTCTTCATCAACAAATCGGAACTGGTACTGATATTGACCACATGGAAGTCCTCCTGTTCCAAGAATAAGGTCTACCCCAAGAGTGTACGGGTTTGATGTAATTCGTATGAACTTAAAACTGTCCATTGACACATCAAGGTTCACCGTATATCTGCCGATATTGAACTGCTCGTAATACTTCTCCGTACACACCCCAGTTTCATCTCCGACACCAACACCGTTATTCAAGAGCATGTCCTTGATATTCAGTATAATCGGTGGTGTTCTAAAGTCTGTAATGAAGATTTCCCCTCCAACACAACTCTCGTCTTTATCCCATTGCAGGGGATATTCAATCAGAAACGGTAGGTCTTCGTGAGATGCTACAATAACCCCGTCAATCCTTAGAAATGGGTTTATCGCTGTGTTCTCGTTAGCCCAGACCTCAATTAGCTGCTCATGGATTTCCTCAAGAAGTAGGCACTCCCATCCGTCAGGTAGCGCGCCTCCGCCATATTCAGCAGTACAACTATTGTCAACGTCAGGCAATAACAGTTCTTCGCCCTTGATCTTAACAGACACATTGGACGACCCCTCCATGTCGTTGGTTCGGGCATTGCGCGCGTTCAGGTATTCACCATCTTCGCCAGCGCCTAATAACTCTTCGTCTGACTGCGTGTTAGCCCCTGCCCCTACGGTCTTGGTTATGTATGGGAAATGTGTCTGCTTCATTATAGGTCATACTTGCCTAAATATTCTTTTATGCTTTCACGCTCCCATGTATTGAGAGATGATATTCTGTGCTGGGCTTTTGCCCAACTACCATCATAAGGTTTTGTCAGCTTATTGTAAGCGTCCATCCAGTCAGCGCGGTCTTCTTTACTGCGCTTCTTTCTGGCAAATAGGATTTTCTCTACAACGAAATCAACAACCGCCTCCCTTAGAAATCTGGGAACAATCGGTAGTTCGTTTATCTCCCCCCCGAAGCCGTTACCAACAAACCTTACATTGGGGTATGCTGCGCTATTTGCGGAGAACATGACAAGACCGTTCTGAAAATTAGCGTAGAACAGGTTGGCGGTGCTTCTTGTGTTACTGTCAAATGATGGTTTCAAGAACGGGTCATGTTGCATTTTACCGTTCTCCTTTTGGTTTGCGGTGTAGTTTGTCCCACCCCACTTATTATTGAATAGCCGTTTCCACCACACTTTAACGCTGGTTTCGGGACTACAACAATCGCCCCTCCATAGGTAAATCTCCCTGATGTTGAACATGTTTGATGGCATATCCAACTGTAAGAGTTCTGGGTCTAATGGTAGGTCAACCGTCCGTTCGTCAAAGAAGGTGTCAATGGATAGTTCGTCAATCGCGTTGCGTAACTGCAACTGGTAGAAACCCTTTGTCTGTCCGTGACGAAGGTTCTCATCGTTACAGAAAACAAGTATCTCCGAGAGTAGTTGGTTTATGGAAACAAAGTCGTTCGTGTTCATTATTATACATTTTGAGCCTGTGCTTCCTCTGCCTCATTTACCTCTTGTGCCGCTCGCGGTCTCTGTACTGTTCTTCCGTCAAGCTGCTCCTTATCTGTAGCGGTATCGGTTCCTTCGTTCTCCCTATCTCTTGGTGATGCGAACATGAACCGCCCCAATGTAAGGGTCTGCGCGATAAGGTTCTCAATAAGATGCTCTGGTAGTGGGACTTTTTTATCAAGGTCACACTCGATGTTCGGGCTAAAGTTCGTGTAAAGCCCAACCTCCAACTCTCTCACCACTACACACTCAACCCCAAGAAGATACACCCGACCTCCAACAACATAGAAGTATGGGTTTGTGCTTGATGGTTTCTCAAAGTCGTTCATATACAACCTGTGCGCTATTGATGGTGCTGTCCGTTGGAATAGAACAACCGTCCATGCTGGTGTTCCACAACACCCCACATCAACGACATGGGAAATGAAATCTACACCCTGATCGTATTCTAACTCCACAATACTCTCTGGTAGGTCGAAATACTTTCTGTCTGCCACTAAATCTGGTGGCTGACTGATGGCTGATGTAAGGACTGGGACGTTATCGAATATCGAAAGAAACGTTCCGTTTTTCGGGTCTTGCTTCTTTAGGTGTAAGTACCGCAGTCTATTGGCGGTTGACGTCACCCAGAAGTTGACGAGTGCCAATGGAATGTCAGCGTCATCGAAGTTCTGCTTCAATGCCTTGACAACCGCCTCGCACACGTATCTATATGTAGCCATTAGTTAGTTGCGGTTAAAAGGGTTTGTATATCCTGCTGCGTCACCGTATAAAGGCTCGTCTGGTCTCCTTGCTTGTACGAGACAAATTGTAACGACTTCGCTACTATCATGTCAAACATTGCCGCAGGGAATGGTAGGTTTTCTGTCAGCAGGGTTATTGCTGGCGGAACGCTGATATATGTCATCGCCACCAGACTGTTCTTAATCAAAGGTCTTACCTCAAACTCATGTTCGGGCGTGGTGATATACCCACCAGTCAATGAACTGTAGTCCGTCATATTGAGGTAGGCATATTGAATGAGGTCATCACAATCGACTATATTATTTCCTGCTTCAAACGGGTTCTTTCTATTTCTTACATATTCATCATCCGTCAGTCGTTTACATGCGTATTCTGCCGAAACAAATGATAGTTCTGGTCTAAGAGTGGATGCGTGTGGTAGAAGTAACACTCCTGTTATCGGGTCAAAGTCCAGTATCGGTTTATTACAGGTCTCATTTCCCATGTTGCTGCTCACAAACGCTGCGAAGGTTGCTGAATACCCAGACAGGTCTTGTTGGTCAAAGTCCGACATGAACACGCAGGGCTTGGGATGTATAGCAAGAACCGTCCAAAGTCCATGTCCATTCTCTGCTGAATTGAACCTGAAACGGGAAAAGTCATTGGTCTGCCAAATTCGGGTCTTTCGCAGTTCCCTTGTAAGTTCCTCTGTGAATTTCTTTCCCCCGTATGCTATTTCAATTACTGTGGTCAGCCAAGTAATTGCGGAATTTATCGCTGGAATGATGTCAATGTCGTCCCGATAGTGGTCTGTACCTTCTGCATCGAGACCAGTCTGCCTCATGCGAGAAGCTATGTCTGATGCAAGGATAGCCATACGGTAAAAATAAGAAAACTCGAACACCTTTCGATGTTCGAGCCTCCATTGTATTCCAAGCTATATCAGTAAGTGGACTGTGCCAAGAAATTCTCTTGGGTCTCCTTTCCGTCTTCTCCGAAGAAGCTTACTGTGGGGTGCTTGGCTTGTTTCGCTTGGTTCATTCCGTCTGCTGCCATCTTGAATGTCAGTTCTCTACGAACCTTATCAATGTCCGTATCGACTGGGATGTTCTCCAATTTGGCTCTCTCAAGAACCTCGAACTGGCTCATTCCATTCAGTTGGTTACTGATCTCCACCATCTTTTCTGCGAACGTTACATCGTAACGTCTTACATCATCAATCTTCTCGAAGAACTTGATGTTGAAAAGTGAATGGCTCCGTAGCCAATCACACTCTTTTTTGGAGTGGATTTTAGCAGAACTCAAACAGACTGTGTTGTTGTCAAAACGTGTTGACCCTTTCTTATTGTACCGATATACGTGTTCAAAACGGATAGGGGTTTTGTAAGGGGTGTGTACGTCCTGACCATATTTCTTATCTCCAAGAACAGCCCATGTGAAGCTGTATGTAAAGAAGATGGCTGGTTTCTCAAGGATGTCCGATGGGTCAATCTGTGCTTTGGTCATTGGCTTTATCAACCTACCATTTGCATCAGCAGCATTTCCGCCAGATGATTGGAACGCCTCAACAAGTGTTTCAAGCAGCTTTGTGTGTTTGTCGTCTGCTTGTTCTGGCTCCACCACTCCCTTCGCTTTTTCCATAGCAAGGTCGATGATCTGTGCCGATAGAGTTCCGAGTTCTGTCTTGCTGACAGTAATCAGTTCTTCATTGTTTGGGTCTTCCTCATGTCTCGCACTACTTTCCAGTACGCTATCGACCATCTGCAATTTCATTGCGTCCAGTTTCTCGTTCAATCCTTTATCTCCCATCACTTGTTATTTGTTAAATAAGGGCAGAGGTCGAAACCCCTGCCCGTTAAAATCAACTGAACAACTCTTAGATAATGTCAATCCAACCAGACCCAAGAGGGTTGTTGAACTCCATACCAAAGGTTGCGCTCACCCAGAAGTCGGTGTAGTTCCTGTAAGAACTTGACTGACCCTTACGGGTAAGTGTTTGTCCCATTTCCTCACCCCAAGTCTGGCAGCAAGAAATACTCTCTTGGTCAAGCAGGAATAACCTGTTCGTCCAAGCAGCAGGGAAACATGATCTCTCTTCAAAGCGCTTCATCGGAACAAACACGATGAACGTTGAGCCTATGTCAACACCTTTCAGATTTAACTTCGCAGTCATATCGTCTGGACGGTAACGGGTCAACGCACTCTTGTACGCAGTCGAAATCTCATGGATTTGACGCGGTGTTCCATAAAGGAACCGAGTAGAACCATACGCCTTGTACTCCGTTGAAAGAGCCAAGTCTTCAAGAGCGGTGGTAATTGTGGCAATCGGAGTTGCAATATTGGCAGAACCAGCTTGCAACATTGTTGGGAAGATACCACCTGTGGTCTTCGCAACTTCTCCACCAGCAAGTGTTACCTCGCCTCTATCGCCATTCCAAAGAATATTGGAAAGGTCAACACGGAACTGCTGTAACAATCGCTTGCGCTGCATTGTCAAGTAGTTCTCCGTAGTACCAGCTTTCTGATACTTGTAGAGTTCCATCTTACCGAACCTCTGTGCCTTAATGAACATCTGCACGTAATTGTAACGCTCGATGGTGTCAGCACGGAAGTATTGCTTGATGTCATCAGCAGCATCAGCTTCAACTGGTGACAGGTTAGCAAGCAGGTCTCCAACAATAACTGCTGGCACGGAGCCACCTGTCATTGGGGTCACGGTGATCTGTGATAGACCTGTATTTATCGCAGTAACAGTTCCTTTCGCGTTACTTGCGTAAACAACGATAGTGTCAACCGCGATTGTGTCAAGGTTGGCAACTGTTAGCGTTTGAGAAGCAGGGTGAACCGCAGCAGCAGAAATAGCTGTAATCTCTACGGGTTCACGACCAAAGCCCATTTCGTGATAGAAAAACTCATCACTATTTACGGTTTTGGCAGGTTTCATGTTCAACAGCTTCAAATCGAAATACTGTTGAGGCGCGGCATCGTAAATCAACGAGCGCGTAATCTTCTGAATTAGAAGACTATTGTTGTGACCAAACAACGATGCGTACTGCGAGCCAACCGAGTTAAGGTTAGTGTTGTGCAGGTTCGCGTTTGGCGGTGAATATAAAGTTGGCATTTTAGTTTTCCGTTAAGGGTTAGACTTAGTAATACGTCTTTTCAAACAGATCACCAAACTGTGTTTTCATAGCATCAGGAGTTGGAGCCTGTGGAGCAGCGCCATACCCAGAGGGCATATTGGCGGCTGGTCTATCAGCACCGTTCCCAACGATGTCATACATCTGGTTGTTCCGTTGTTCAAGAGCCTTTCTTGCACCAATAATTTCGTCTTCCCCAAACAGCGCGAGTGTAATTGCTTTAGCTGCTTCTTTTTTGTAGCTGCCATCAGGATTTCTGAATAAGGCAGCTTCTCCGTTGCCACTCATTATCTGCTGAACTTTTGCAAGTTTGGCAGGTTCAAGAGCAGGGAACGTTTCTTTTAAGAATGAGACGGAACCCTTGATACTTTCAGTTAAGGAATTTTCCTTAGTGATCGCATCGTCCTGTAATCGGGTACGTCTCGCATCATGCTCTTGTTTATCCAACTCAAATTGTCGTTGGGCTAAAAGAATGACTTTCTTTGTGTTTGGTTCTTGGTTTGCAAGGTCTTCTTTGGTGAACTCATTAGGGTAGTAATGGTTCAGCACATCTGAAACTGAATTTTGGTCGAAAGCCTTATTAAAGTCAATCGCACTATTTACGTTACTCGCAATCGCTTTCCAATCGTTTCCCGTAGCCCAAGCGTTCATAGCATCATACAATGGTTGTGGCATTGCGCTGATGTCCGTCCTAAGAGCATCTAACTCTGCGGTGGCTGCGGAACCGTTCTGTGCGTCTGCTCTCCATTTATCAACGGAGCCGAAAAACGTATTCCAGTTATTAAAATCTTCTTTCACATCCATACCATACTTGGTGTTGATGTGATTATATATGTCATCCGTACCTTTTACAATAGCTGCGTTCTGCGCGTCCGTAGGGGATGCGAAGAGTTGGCTTTCATAGGGTTGTGCTGGTGCAGCAGGTGGCTGTGCGTTCTGCATTGCCAATGCTTGCGCGATAGGGTCAACTGGCGCGGCAGGTGCAGGAGGTTGGTTGGCAGGTGCGGCTGGCGCTGCTGGTGCAGCAGGTGCGGCAGGTGCTTGAATGTTGTTTGATGCCAGATAATTTGCAACATCTGGGTCAGAAGCTAAAGCTGGGTTAGCGTTAATTGCCTCTGCCACGAAAGCCATGTTTGCTTGGGCATCTACTACTCCTGTTTCAACTGGCGGCTGCGCTGGTGCGGCAGGGGCAGGTGGTATAGGTTGGTTCTGTAAATTCATTCTTTCCTCTATCGTTTTAGCAAATATACTGCAAAATCTTTCAATTACAGTAATGGTCTATTTTTCTCTCTATCTCCTTCTGTCTTCGCCCTTCCTCTGGCGTTGACCGTATCAATCTGCGCCTTATTGTTAGCGTCCCTATCCTCAACCGCTTGTCTACGCTCGACATCAGCAGCAGTCGCTTGAAACTCTGCCTCCATGTTTTGTTCTTGAGCCATGCCCGCGTTCTCTTGAGCCATCTGCTCTTGTTGAACCTTCGCCATCTCCCTCTCGGTAAGAACCTTTCGGTTATAGCTTTCTCTAACAGCAGCTTGAACATCGTCAACCTCCGCGCCACCATAGAATTTCTGAAACGCCTCTGGGTCGATTATCTGATTTCCAAGTAGAGCAACAAGTGTTTGTTGGTTGTAAATTCTGATCTCATCATCTGGCGCAGTACGCTTGATGAATACACGGAACTCTTCGAGCATCATGTTTTTAGTGATGATTATATCCTGTGCATATTCATCTCCAACGATAGAAGCCAACCGTTTTTTACTTTCCGCGTAAATCTGTTTTCCCTGCTTTGCCATCGACTGCGCGGCACTAAGAAGAACATCTGAAACAGCAAAGTAGAACGGCTCCTGCATTACTGTACCCCTATTTATCATAGCGTTGGTAACTCCTACCGCTTCACGCTTTCCGCCCTGCGTTCCCTGCATGGCTTCATTTACTCCACTTACATTCTGTATGATGCTACGCATCTGTCCCACAATACCGAATAGCGCATCGGCTGAACGCCCCATTGTCATATCGTATGTGCCGACTGAATTGGACATATTCCCCTTCGCGTTGACGAATATCGGCTTGGATTGGTTCATGTTCTTCAACACTTCCTCTTCTCCGCCTTGAGTGTCAATCATGTGTTTGTCAAGAATAGTACCTGCCCCTCTTGAGTTATTCACCTGTTGCTCGGCAACTGATAGCACTCTATTCAAGAAGCGCTGTGGAGAAATCACATCTTCAACTGGGCTAAGTATCTCTCCATGATGGTACGCCCATGTGCGTATCTTATATGGTGGCTCAACATTCGAGATGTCAAGCATGTTCCTTTCTTGGTATGGCAACTCTCCATATCCAAGACAAATATCTTCTCGTTCCCCATCTCCGCCTGTAAGTTCTGATGGAACAAACGCCACATACCTAAGTAGGTCAACGTAGATTTTCTTGGTTCTTTTTCCTTTCAACTTTGCAACCCTCTTTGGGTCGTTCGGCATAATAACGTCATTCATGTTGTACTCCCCTTCTGGGTCGTCAACTCTGGCGAAGCACTCGTACCCATACTTATCCAGTACCCATCCATATTCGTGGAGGTCGCTGTCTCGCCAGCAGAGTTCAAATACTGGAACCCTTCCTTCCTCTACCCCTACAACATCAAAGTATTCTCCGTTCGTCTGACCAAAGGATATTGGGTTGTTGGAGTAATCTTCTAAGGTTTGTAACTCGGATGTGCTGTTGTGTTGGAACCTTTCGTATAATTCCGTAGCCATATAGTTGTGGTACTCCCCCCAATACTGGCTATCTGAAAGGTCTGGTTTTTTTGCTGTCGGGTCGAAGATGAAACGCATTGGGTCAACGATGTCCCACTTCTGATGCCCATTCTGCTCGTACCCTTTTAATATGGCAATGCCAGAAAGCGCAAGGTGTTTCGCAATCTCTGGTTTTAACTTATCAATCTCATTATTATCCCAAATAAACTTCACCAACCTATTGATGGCTCGCTCATACTTATCGTAATAGAACGTGTTGAAGTTCTCGTCTGTCTCATTCTGGTCATCCCCTATAAGTGGGTTGTCTTCTTTGATCTGCGCGTTCAATGGAGTTCCTTCTGTGGCTCGCGCTACGGTGTCCCAGAATTTCAGGTTCTTGAGTTCTTCTTCCCTTCGTGTTGCCGCTCCCTCACTAACACTCATCGCTTTCGCGTTGAAGTCCATGTTTATAGCGGTTCCCACATATTGCTCAACCATCGGGCGCACAAGGTTCTCCACGAATTTGATACGGTTCTTCACATCACCACTCTCATCCATAAGGAACGCCTCAAGGTCTTCATCGAATATCCATTGGTTCCCTTTATAGAAATGCCAGTTGACAAGGCTTTTTATCTGAAACAACTTATGCTTGTCGGAATTGATACCGTTCAATATCCAGCGACCATGCTTGATGTGATAGTCTTTGTCCTTTTGTTTGGCAGGGACTAACCTGTTAGGTCTGTTGGGTTCGGTTACAAAACTGCTCATGGTCTCAAATTTACTTAATCTTCCTCATAAAGAACATCCATGATACGCTTGCTGCCCTCATCCTTCTTGCCAGAGAATTTCTTTTTCACTCCGAAACCTCCCTCAATCTGCGACACAAGACTTGGCATTTTCTCTATTACTTTCTGCGCCAGTCCAACGTAGTCTTCCTTTTCTGCCGTAGGCATCACTTTCACTTCGTCAACCCCAATAGAAGCTATTGCCTCATAATTGTTGAAAATCTTTTCCATTACGGTCTTTGCGCGGTTGCGCACCGTTGGATTGTATTGCGACATAACCTCTATTGCGACCTGCAATTTTGGCGGAAACCGCATACTGTAATAGTTATTTCTATCTTTTTCGGAAAGATATTTTTCACCATACGACTTCTTGATACATTGCCGAACCTTCTCCATCTTGTTCTTGATACCGAAGAAGGGGCTTGTTCTATTTGCCCAGTACCACACGAACTTTAGGTCTTTCGCATTGATCGCTACGAACTCTTCTACTTCCGCAAGTTCGGGGTGGTCAACACGCAGGTCTCCTTTCTGCGGCTCGAACAAGATAATATCCATGTGTCAAAAATAAGAAAAGGGCGACATAGTGCCGCCCTTTGTTCTTAGTATAGTCAGAAGTCTTAGATGACTGCTGTGTACTCCTTGTGGTGTGCGACCGTAGTTGCAGTAACCTGTCCAACTACACCAGCAAATTCTGTCGCGAACAGCGCAATGCTATCGTCAACATACACCGTATGCTGATGGAGAACTGCACTATCCTTTCCGTTTGTGGTCAATGTGCTTCTTACGAGTAGGTCGAATTTGTTGTAAGTGGTTGCTGGGTTGTAGCCCGCCAAGTGTGCCGCGTCACCTGCTCCAACTGGAACAACAGCATCGGTAATGGTGATACCCGTTCCAACCGCAAGGTTGTCGTTATTGGTCTCAACGAACACGTTATTGTAATCTGCGTTGTTGAAATCAATGTCCAGTACCTCCGCAACTGCTGGGTGAGAGTTCGGAGCGTCAAGGACGTAATCCGATACGTTGGCAAACAAGCCAACTTGCTGTACGAAAGCAGCAGCAATTTCGGTGTCAGTCGGTGCGCTGTCACCGTACACAACAAGAGAGGTCTCTGCCCCAGTAGTGGTGTTTCGGAAGGTGATCTTGACAGGAGAGTTGGCTGCGTATTCCAGCGCTCCGCTATCGTCAAGGTCGATAACAATTCGGGCAAATGAACCAGCAGCGTAAGTGGTTGCTGTTGCCGCGTCTACGTCTTTCCACTTCACCGATATTGGTGTGTTGTCAAGAGCGAGAACGCCATTGACCACAGATAATTCTCCTGTAAGGTAGGCGTTCAGTAATGTTGTTGATTTTTGAATGACTTGCATGATAATGTTTTTTTTTTGGGTTTGTACTATATGCGTCAAATGTAATGATTATCGTAATACCTTTTTCATCTTCATCTCAAAGTTGTCGTCCATTATCATTTTGTAACGGGTCTTCTTCTCGCCTGAATTTGCATGTGGTAGGTTGGGGTGCTTATGGTCAAACGCCATTCGGCAGATGTAGCCATACACCACCGCGTCAATAAGGTCATCATCATACAGCTTCCCGTCCTCTGGTTCCCATCTGGTCTTTCCGCTCGGTAGTGTTTTCTCGGAGAATGTTTTAAGCTGAACCCAGAACTCATCGAACTGTATCTTATGCCCGAGACCATCAATCATCTCAATCAGCTTGTCAATTATCTTCCCAGAGGTATTGGCTCTTTTGTTTATTCCTGTGGATGCTCCACTTGGGGTTTGTAGGTATAGGGGTAGTTGGTAGTTGCTGACAAGCGTTCCCCAAAACCCCTTGTAATCAATGTAATCAATCAGACCACTACCGATGTTGCTCTCAACCAGATGTGGACATTGACCATAATATAGGTTCATAAGAAGGGTCTGCAAATAACACAACCTATAATTGGGAACCCTATAATTGAACGCGCATACGGGCGCGTGATAGTGTTCGTCCCATATTGTTGAAGCCATCTTTGATAGCCCAGTTTCGGTGAATATCGGGTCAGTACCCTGATAGTACCTGTCTGTCCATTTCAATCTCGGATGGTCGAGAAGCACCACACATGCCCTATCATCGTCATCTTTGGTTGGAATGAAATTGGCTCCTATCACCTTGAAAGGCACATCGGATGCCTCTGGTTGTTCAACCTCATAATCATAGATAGGTTCAAAGAAACCTTTTTGTGGCGGCTTGGCTTTGTATAATTTGTAGCACCTGTCCAAATGTTCGTTGATCTGTGCGATAGGAATGATCGTCCTGTGGTTACGCAGGAACATATCCTCAATGGTAACAGGATAGTGCTGGTGAAATTGAAGCTTCTTACGCTCTGCTTCAACTCCTTTCTTACCGTAGTAGTATTCCTTTTCTCTCTCGAAGAACTCTTTTGTTACGGATGGTTTTGAGAACGCATCAAGGAAAATCGGCAGCACACCGTAGTTGAAGTTCCTTTTCTTCCATGCTTCCATACATGCGCGGAACTCTGTTTCAAATGCAGCACCACCCTTATCGAGATTACCACCTGTTCCCCACATCACAAGCTGGCGAACCATTCTCATTTTCTGGGTCTTGGCATCAACGATGAACATTGTAGGACGACCCTCATTGGTCATCTCACCGAGAATACCGATTTGTCCGACCTCATCAACCAGTACCTTATTCGGAGTACCACCGTTAATTGCTGTAACGTATGGTGCTTCAACCACGCATTTACTATCAATGGCGCGACCCTCACCCTTCTTCTGCTTATACATGAAGCGGAGTAGTCGGTCTCTGTCGTTTGCTACTGTTGGACGGAATACATCAGGAAGCGCGTAGAAAGCGAACCGTATCTTATCATTGAATATCTCTTCACCTTTAAGAGCGTTCTCGGTGATGAACTTCATAAAATAGTTAGGGTGACAGATGAGGTCTCTTACAGTAAGACCACCCATAGTTGTGGTAAGTCCGACCTGCCTTAACTTTCCCAGTAGTATCGAGAAACCGCAGTCAATCAACCAACAGACAAAGGCTTGACAGTCCCACGCCTCATAATCTCTGTGACCACCTGCTACCTCACCCTCTTTCAGTTCGAGATACTTATTACAGAAATAAAGCCCATTTATCTTGAAGCGTCTCCGCTCCATCCTAACGAACTCATATATCTCATCATAACCTTCACAATCAGCGAGTGTTTGTCCCTCTGCTATCCAATCAGCCGATTGCTGCTTATACAGGTCGTATTGTTTGTTTTCAATCCTATGAGAGAACCCGATAAGGATGCTATCAATAAGCCGTATGAAATCTTCGTTGGGTTCGAGAACGTTCCCGTTATGTGGTAGCCAGTCCTCTTTGGTTATTTCTTTCCCCCCTTGATACTTCTTAACAATCTCATCATGGTCTTCTTCATCCATGACCACATCGGCTGGTGCGTGGTCTTCATCGACAACATCAACTCTTTGGTCGATGAACGCTTCGGTAGGATGTTTAACCGCCTGATTACGAGTATAAGTGCTTTTGTTATCGTAGAAGTGGGGGACTTCCTCGTCAGAAAGTATGCCAGAAGAATTAAGTAGACCAACGTTAGCATGACCTATCTCAATCCCGTCTTTGTGTAGTTCGTATAGGAACCATAAATGTCTATCCTTCTTGCTCATATTTCTTCCACTTTCCTTCGGGACATTCTTCAAGGGATAGACGGGTCTTGGCTTTCAGAAAGCACGTACACGACCTACATCTATGCCCCTCTGGCTGGAACTTCTCACATTCATTGCTAACGCAGATGGCTAACCTTTCCTCGAAAACTTCCTGTGGAACGAACTGTTTGTTCGCTATTTGCTTGGCTACTCTTGGCGCAGCCCTTACTCCTTCCTTAATTGTCTTCCAATTAGATATGGTTGGTTTGTTTTCAGTACATCCACACATGAAGCAAATATAGCTATTGTTGTGGTTGCTTTTGTTAGATTGGAGGTTGAGGGAGGTCAGCACAAGCAAGTCGCCCCCTACCCCCAGCAAGGAACGATATGCCTGACCAGTTGCTTCCGTTGAGTTGTCGGTATCGGTTTGGTTGATGTCGGGTAGCAAGTCGTGAAAGCCCATCTACATCATTTAACAGCGTTGAGTGATTACTAAAGAACCACATGCTTTTGCTCGGCTCTACTGTTTTTATTTAGCTTGGGTTAGAACAGTTACCCAACAAAAAACCCCAGATGGCGACTTGCTTACGGCTACCAGTCTGGGGTCTATGAGGTCGGATGACCAAATTTCTTTTGCCGCAAGCGGCAGTAAAACTACAACAAAAAAAGGAACCACTTGAGAGGTCAGAAACAAGCGGCTCCAATTTTCGGGCGGTCTTGCGACTACCCTTGAGGTTGCGCGACAAAGGTACAAACGGGATTATAGTTATTTTCTTTTGGTTTTAGAGTTTTTCCACATACCTTTGACGCGGTTGTTAATAAAATGAGGCCTTACACACTAACATACCTAAAGCACTTCGGCTATTCTGTTGACCAACAGGAGTACATGCCATGTGAAATTTGTAGTAATCCGTCAGTTGACGTACACCACATAGAAGCCAAGAAGATGGGAGGCTCCAAGTTATTGGACTACATCGAAAACCTAATGGGCTTGTGTCGGGTGTGCCACGATGATTGCCACGCAGAAGTGTTCAGTATCGAGTGGTTGAAAAAGACCCATGTTGAGTTTCTAACTTATTTCAAAGAACATGGACGGTGCAGAATACAAAATCTACGAGCGTGATGTGCGCGGAGGTCTCCGCGCTATCAACGAATACGAAGACATGGTGGAAGCTGCTGTCGCGTATGAGAAACACAAAGCTGTTCTAAATAACGAAACAATCTTAATGAGATCAGTAGCAGACGAAGAAGGAGAAATTATAGCGGTCAAAAAGCAAGAGACGGCAAGCCTCGAATATATCGAAGGGTTGATGAAACAGGCTGGGCTGGCAAAGGAAGATGTCAAGCATCTTATGACGGTGGTGAAGATGTATAAATATAAAAAGTGTGACGAGTTCCGCGCCACCGCAAAGCTATATGCCGAGCGATACATTAACTTGGGCGACACGAAAATGAACACACTACAATCACAATTAGACTTATTACCTCACCCACAGGACTGATATGAAATACGGACATTCAAAAGAAGCATTGGAGAACGGACGGAAGCTGAAACTTTACATGAAGAGAGCCTTCTACATTATGAACGCGGTATCTGCGATACTTGTATATCTACTGTACTATGCTGCTAAATGATTTTCTAAAAGGAGAGATGAGGGTCGCCTTGCGTGCGCGCTTCAATGAGTTGAGAGAGAAACAAAAAGAAAGCGGAGAACGGGTCGATTGGCTTGAAGAGTATGCCCAAGCCAGTATTCCCTGCATACGCAGACTTCTGATTAAAAAGGAGTTGGAGAACACCGCTATTGAATTAGGCTTCCATGATGAGAAGCTAATGTACTCCGCGATTATGTCTAAAGAGATGCTGGACTTCATTCTTGAATGGAGAAAGGTTTTGATGGATAGAATGGAGATGTTGAATAATGAATACCTAAACTGGAAATAAATAAACCTTTTTCTATAAAAGGTTTGGCGGTTTCTATAATAGTAGTACATTTGTCGGGCAAAGAGGTACAAGATGGAAGGTTGCACAACAATACCCTTAACGAGTAAAGAAGTCACACCAACGGTTCGTTTTCTAAAAGCGGTTGCTGATGAGGCTCAATACCTATTGTTGTCGCACGATGTGTTCAATGGAGACCTTGCAGGTTCTATGCAATTCGCGATTATTCATGGGGGCATGACAGGCATTGTTGCTAAAGTGGATGGTGGGGTTGTCGGAAACTGTATAGTGTCGAGAGAAGGGTTAGAGGCGAGCCAACACGTTGGGAACGTAATGGTAGCTGTGAGAGAGGATTTGAGGGGGTTGGGTATTGGGGGGCGCATGGTAGAAGAGGCGATGAAACTGTCTCCGTGTGAGTTATTCGTGGCAGAATGTTTCGCGGAGAATGTGACTTCCATCTTCCTCTTTGCTTCATTAGGATATAAGCAACGGGGAGAGATGCCCAAATTCATTTACAAGGATAAACAATTTCACACTAAAATAATTCTATCAACATGAGCGAAACTCGCACAGGAGAAATCCTAAAGATTGAGGAAACCAAGAAGTTCAGTAGTGGTTTTCAGAAAAGAACATTCATTCTCAAGACGAATGAGAGATACCCCCAAGAACTACCGTTTGATCTAATCAAAGATGATTGCGACAAGCTGGATGAGTTCAATATGGGCGACACGGTGGAAGCACATTTCAACCTACGTGGGAACGAGAACAACGGCAGATGGTTTGTTGATCTTACTTGCTGGAAGCTAAAACCATCAGACGGTACGACTGCCGAACCATCGAGCAGCGAACTTGATGACGATGACGACCTTTATTAACCAACTCTCTTAATTAAATAACATGGAATATCTTTTAATAGCAGGAACAGCAGTAATTTTCGGACTACTCATAAATATGGTAAGGATGGAAAAAGCCAAGAGGCGCGACCTTGAGGGGCAGATAGTAAGCCTTGGACAACAGAGAGCCAAGCATGATGCGGATTTAGATAAGAAGCAGACGGAGGTTGATGCGTTGGCGGTGCGTTGCAACAAGCAAGCTGGTATTCTCGGCAAGGCTATGATTAGAAACAGCAAAGGACAAATGCAGAAGTTTGCCGAAGCATATCCACAGGGAGCATGAGCGGTCTCTATGGAAACGAACCCAGTCCTAACGACTGGATAATCCGACTACTGATATTCTGTATGTCGGCAATGGTAACAGTATCAATCTTATACGCAATATTCAAATGAGCGAAATAATAGACATAGTATTCACCGAGAGAGGTACTGGTAAAAAAATTGAAGGAACCCTTGAGTTCAACGAAGGGGAAGGGATGCAGCTTATGTTCAAAGTGGACGAGCCACACCCTAAGATGTTTGACGCTCGCTTTGCTGCAATGACAGCAATGGCAGAGGGAATTACTGCTTTGGTTGAGGGAGCGGAAGAGTTCGATAGGACTGGCAAGAAACCAAAGACCACTCCATTCACTATGATGCCAATGCCAAGAAAGGAAGACGAAAAATATATGAACTGATGGTAGACCTATTCAACCAACCACCAAGATTTAACGGCTCTGACTATAAACCAGAGTTAGATGATGTCAGGCTTACGGGTCAGATTGAGCGCGTGTTCAGGTGCATGAAGGATGGAGAGTGGAGAGGATTGCGGCTGATAGCAGACATAACAGGAGACCCCGAAGCGAGCGTTTCAGCGCAGCTTCGGCACTTGAGAAAGGAACGCTTTGGAAACCACACCGTAGAAAAGAAAAGGTATGGCGAGGCCAAAAACGGATATTTCAAGTACCGACTACTTGTGCGAGTTCCGAGCAACAAGGAAGGTACTGTATCAGAATGAGAATGGTAAAGCAATCCGTTGGGGTTACAAGACGGACAGCGAGATCATTCTGATAATATGGAATGACGGAACAGAACTCTTCACCAATACGATGGAGATTGTAGAAAAGGAATTAGAGAAGGTCAAAGGGAAGCCCCTATACAAACAGCCAACACTATTTTGAACCACTCATACGCCATATCCATTCTCAACAAGCGCATCATGGAACTTCAAAAATTGAAGCGTGAAGAAGAGGTCAGAGAGTTCTCAAGGAATACAATGGCAAATTGTCGCTATCAGATTGGGTGCTTGCAGGACAGCGTGAGGGTTTTACTAAAGGATACTGGATGAGGGATGCAGAAATACTGGACAAGGAAATTAAGAAGTCAGACGAATTGCTCATGTATAAGATGGGCAGGAGAAGTAGACCACAGATAAGGCGCTACCTATTGAGGGTAATGAAAAAAGCCAGAGAACAGGAACGAGCAAAAATCAAAGAAGAACAATTACTATGAGTGAAACAACAACGAAGTACATATCGGTACTGGCTACCAGTTCAATCAGGGAAGCACAATGCACAAAAGAAACCGACCATACTGTTTGGCTGCTGGACGGTGAGGATGAGCCTAAGAAATTCAAGAAGTACGGTGATGCCATTTCGGTACATGACACCTACGCGGAAGCTAAGAAGCGTCTACTGACCCAATGGAACAAAGCCATCATGCAGCATAAGCACTCCATCATGGTGAGCCATCAACGCATTGCGACATGCAATGACAAGATTGCGCTAATCAAGCTGCTTTAGCGTGGAACCTGCAATACCAGCAGCGTCTACACTCTTTTTTATGCGCTTAACCCTTTTGGTTAGCGTGTCTCCTGACGTTGCTTCTGCGGCAGCTTCTTTGGGTTGAATAACCTTATGCTTTTCCTCGCCAGCTTTCTCGTTCTCTTTCTTCTGCTCGTTGCTACCGTGTGGATGTGTGTCGGGCAGAGACCCACCGCCCGTACCATGAACTGCGCTGTAAATCTGATTTCCGACCTTAACGAACTTCGAGAATTTAGCGAGCGCCTTTGCTCCCTTCTCGGTCTTTGGACTATCCCAAGATTTACCTCTGGTGTCCAAATCCGCGTTATCATAGTTGCCAGAAGGTTTACCTGCTGGTTTCTCCTTCCTTGAGGAAAGTACTTTAGCGAAGGGCTTACTTCCTCCTGCGCCCATTCTTGAACCGTTTGCCATGATTAGTGTCCTTTTGTTGCTCGTTCCCAAGCTGATTTACTATACTTTTCTATAAAGGTAGCTTTCTTCATCTTCTTGCCATTGGGCATCATTATCTCCTTGATGGGTTTGTCTTCTTTTCCGCCAGTAGCTTTAGCCAGCGTAGCCCGTTTTATCGGCTGGGTAGGCTCTTTGTAAACAGGCTTGTCTTCCCACCCTGCTGGCGCTATCTTCCTGTGGAAATACTGGCCTCTTGTAGTAGCGGAAACTACTTCTGCGGTAGTACCGACCTTTCTTGATGATGTCCCCAAATTACCAAGGATTGAATACATGGTGCGTTCTTCACGGGACAGGTCGCCCCCAGCCGAAGTGTTGTATCTACCATAGCCGTAATCAACAGCCTCTCTGAAATCATCTGACCTCCCCTTGACCTTTTTCCACTCCCTTCTGTTCTTCCAGTTGCGGTTATTGAAATCCGCTAATCGTTTCTTTGTGCCTTTCGGGTCGTATGGGTGCTTCTCAAATTCCTTATTGTACCACTCCAAGTCTTCCTTTTTTTCCTTTTCGGTAAGGTCGGTAAGGTCAACCGCGCCAGGAAAATCTGTCTGTGGACTTCCTTTAGCGAGATACGCGCTATCAGCAAACAAGGAGTGTGCTGCGTTGTACTCCTGTTCGTCAAGGATATACTTCGTCCTTTCGGCATGTACCCTCTCAAGGCGTTCTAATTCTCGCGAAAGGGAAAAGTTCCACATGATTAGTACCGTGTGTTTTGGATGCCGATTAGTTTAGCGGTAGATTTCTTTTTAGGCTCTTCTGGCTTCTTCCATTTTCTTTTGTCTGGGCTGTCGTAATTCCCAGATGGGGTTGCTTGTTTTGGAGCGGTGTCAGCAATCTTTTTCTTAGTGACCTTATCGGTAAACTTACTCAATGTGGTTCCCAGTTTTTTGTTGCGATAAGAAACCTTCTTACCAGTTATCTTCCACATCTTCTTATGCCCCGTGGTGTTCCCTCTTAGCCGCTCGCGGTCTCTGTGTTGAAGAAAGGCAGATTTTCCCAACACCCGATCAAAGGCAGAAAGGTCAAATTTCTTAGTGGCGCTTGCTAACGCTGGGCGTGAACCTCCTGATGGAGGCTGCACGAACGAGTGCTTACGCATGCGCTTGAACGTGGGATAAGGATTCTGTTTACTGCCATCTTTATTTACTTTCGGCTCCTTACCCTTTTCCAACGCTGGTCTTCCACCTTGCGTTCCAGCGTCTCCGCTCACCCTTATTCTGCCGTATGCCATGCCATAAAAATAGTAATCACTTGCGTATGAAACACAATCCGTTGTGAAACGTGAGGGAAGTTATGTCAGGATATTTGCGTTTGCGACCCTTAACGAGTTCATGTCCGTTGTTGTAATCCTGACCCCAGTTGTTCACATCATCAATGAGGTCTTTCAGAAACTCAACGCCAGTAACCAGCTTCGTCCACTCATCGACATCCTGCATAAAATTGGATTTGTAAGAGGTCTGTAAATCCTCAATCACATACACCCCCCCCTTCTCCACATGGGGAAACAGCGTAACAAAGGATTGTATCTGCTGCTGCATGGTATGACCGCCATCATCTATGACCATATCGAATTTCGGAACCTTTCGCATCAGCGAGTTGAGAAATTCCACATCAGCCTGATCTCCGATATGAATGTCCACACCATTGATGTCGATGTCCAAACACTTGGGGTCGATGTCAATTCCTGTAATACGTGTGGTGTGTGGAAAGAACTCACGCCACATCCTCATGGACTTACCGCCCTGTACGCCTATCTCAAGAAGGTGTTTGACCTTTCTGCCTTTGAGATGCTTGAAATAAATATCGGGGTAATTGTACTTCTGTTTATCCGTGCCGTATGTCTCTGCCCACTTCGCTAATCTGTTCATGCACGAAAATAAAAACTTAAACTCAAACAGGTGCGTTGATCCCCTAATGTCTATTGGCCTTTCCTTCTCTGCTCAAAACAGATTCAACTGCGCTCCTACTGCATTTTCACTCTTCACTACCTTCTTTGCGTTCTCCACCCTTTTCCTTGAGATCTCGATGTACTCTTTTTCCTTTTCAATGCCGATAAAGTCCATTCCTTCAAACACCGCGGCCTTTCCTGTTGACCCCGACCCCATGAACGGATCCAATACAATTCCATCAGGCGGTGTTACAAGTCTTACTAAGTATCTCATTAACTCAACTGGCTTAACTGTTGGGTGGTTATTTGCTCTTGGTTCTCCTAATGCGTTTTTTCTACCCTCTGCTGGTTTACTTCTTGCACTATCAGGTGGCTCACCCAATGGCAACCCCTCACACCCTGCATTCCGTTCTTTCTTACTTGCTTTTGCACAATAGAAGAATCTTGATGCACCACCTTCATCTCCTATCTGAGTAGTACGCCTTTCTTGTTGAACACCATAAGTATTGAATTGCCCGCCTTTAGCTATTGAATCCATATCTCCTGATTTCAGCTGGCCGCTTTGTTCATCCAACATCTTTCCTGCTTCTTCATCAAGGATTATGTTTGCTGGGAATCTGCCTTCTGGTTGAACAAAGTTTCCTGCACCGCCATCTCGCTTGTATCGCCAATTTTCCGCCCCATCATGCCTCTCAGTTCCATCCTTCGCATAAGCACCACCATTCAAGTCTTCCTCTGTCTCTATCCTACACCCATCAATATTTATCCCACCTGTCCCATGCTCAAGCACATTCTTTGCAATCGTCTTTTCACTCAACGGTTTTCTTGCCATGACAATCGGTTCGTGTGCTGGTTTGAGTGCAGTTCCCCATCCTTCCCATTGTTGTGCTTCGGGTGTGGTGGGGGTAGTGATGTCGTAAAATCCTGCCGCCCCCATTTTATACCCCTGCGTGGGGTTGTTATGGTCGCGACTTATCGTTCCAACATCAGCGTCATTGAACTTTGAATTGCCGCTCAAGGCAGAGGCAACCGCTTGACCGATGACTTCCCGTTCCGCACCTGCGGCTTTGTCTATCGCCTTGCTGATGTTATGCGACTTCGGGAAACCCGACCCATACACCCACATGATCTGGTCGCGTATCTCAAAACCAGCATCCTCAATGTTCACAGCCATACGATGATATGTTCTTGCACCCGCGAACGATAGAAGATGACCGCCATGCTTCAACACTCGCAAGCACTCGCACCAAACCGCAACGCTTGGCACATCATAGTCCCATTCCTTACCCATGAAGGACAAGCCGTATGGTGGATCGGTAACCATACTGTCAACCGAATCAGCCTCCATCCCTCTCAGAACCTCCAAACAATCCCCGTGGTGAAGCGTGACAATACTCTCTCTACCTGTTAAATTCATTACTTAATGGGTTTCCATTGACCGTCCTCAAACCGCTTGCGGCTAATATCAATTATGTTCTCACCAGAGTTTCGCTGATACCCTTCTTCAAGGTCAACGGCACTCTTTCCACACTCGCAATAGTTCATATCGTGTCGTATCGCAGAGTATGAAACCACTACATCCTGACACTTTCCGCATTTCCAGATCAATCGTATTCCTTTTTTCATTTCAATCGTGTTATGTAATACTTACCTATCCATTCGGTGTAGGCGGGCGGGATACATTCCTTTAATCCATCAAAATTCATCCAGTCAATGCCGTATGCCAGCGGTGCATTTTTCACGGTCTTAGGTTTCATTCCAAGTTTTTTCCTTAGTTCTCTGCTTGCCTTACTTGCAGTTGTTACTAACAAAGGTAGTTTACTGTGGTCGCATTTCATTTTTACTTCTAAGGCAAAAGAAGTTTCAAAGAACCTGTGCCGCTGGCATCGCAAGTTGAACATTGTGCCACAAAGCATAATTGGGTTTTTTAGTTCGTGCTTTGCTCCCGCCACATTTTCAATAATGTACGGCTTGCTTATACGTTTGAGCAAAACACGCAATTTATCAATTAACTTTTCGTGGTTGTCTTTATGGTGTTTTGGTGTCAAGTGGCTATATCCTTGGCATGGTGGGCTTGCGTGTATTACATCAAACTCATGTCCGTGCTTTTCAAGGTATTCGAGTGCGTCAGCTTGCACAAACTCAAAAGGGTATTTTGGTTGTGGCTCAATGTCAACCCCCACCACTTCAAATCCTGCATTTCTATAACCCATCCCAGCCCCGCCTTGGCAACAAAAAAGGTCAAGGAGCCTAAACCGCCTTAATGATATAGGGTGAGCCTTACTTATTTCCAAATGTGTCCTTTTCAAACTTTTTCATTCCCTCGTTAAACTTTGCCCGTAGTTGTTCAGCCTCTTCCGCTGTCATCTCAAGTCTAATAAATTTCCCTTTTTCTTTTGAGTAGATAGTAAACTGAACGTAATCTCCCCAAGAACAAGAACCTAAACTANNNG